AAGATATGATAGAAATGATAGGTAAGTTTAAACACGTACCTGAAGTATTAGCAAATCCTGATAATGCTTATAATAAATATTATGGTGGAGGTAAAGTTCCTGAATATGTAGAAGGAGGTACAGGTAGTGGTCAATTAGTTCCACAATGGTTTACTGCGGTTGATGGTGGAGATGGAGGAATGGGTACACCACGTCAATTCCAGCCTTATAATAGAGCAATGGGTGATGATGGTAACCTTTTAACTGGAGAATCTGGTTCTCTTATGGGTGACGATTCATTAGCATCTGGAGGAGGAGGAGCAGGAAGTGGATATCAAGGATTAACTCCGTATGGAAGTAAATCTATAAATCACCCTCTTGTAGTTCCAAAAGTTACTTCTTTTAAAAAAGGAGGTAAAATGTATTTTGACGGAGGTAAAAAAAAAGCGGTAACTAAAGAAGACTTTAAATACACAAGCTTTGACAAACTAACACCAGAACAACAAAAATCTTTACTAACACATTTCTCAAAAACTGAAGGATATCATCCATATGGACATCTAGTAACTGATGGTTCAGGAATTACATTTGGTTCGGGAATAGATGTGAAAGCGGTAACAACAGAAAAATCTTTAATAAAGCACGGAATAAGTAAGGAAGACGCTAAATCTATTATAAAAGGACTGCAATATAAAAAATCTGATGGAAAAGGAGGTTTTACCAATTACGATATGACTGGTAAAAGTATTAAGACCATTAAAGCTGACCTTGGTTGGGATGATGATAAACTTGAGGAATATGTAGAAAAGATTAAATTTAGTAACACAACACAAACAGAGATTGTCAGTAAGTCTGTAGATAAGAATTATAATAATAATTCCGACTTATTTAATAAAGTTTCAAACTTTGAAGACTTTACTGTATTATCTTCTGTAGTACACTTTACAGGAGACTCTCATTACGATGATGACAACAGAACAATCGATAGAAATAAAAACGCTTCTACAAAAAGAGCTTTACAAATTACTATTGCAGACTTAATGAATAAATATGATGGTAAATTATCATCAGAAGAGTTTCATAATGTTATATATCAAACTGATAAAATAGTAGACGACCAAGGAGGAATAGGAGTTAGAACTGATGTTTCTCATCCAGGAAAAGAATCCGCAACTTTTAATAGATGGAACAAAGAGTTAAACTATTCATTAGGAACTTTAGGAGAAGATTACGAACATGATGAAACAAAATATTACACTATAGATGTGAATGATTTAGGAAATCAGGGTTCTAGCGACAAAAAATCACTTACATATTATGACGCCACTTATGTAGAGCCAAAAGTTTTACCCACGGAAGAAACAGAAGTACTTCCCACGGAAGGGATGAATGTTACGCCCACTCAAGACATGGGCCAAAAATTGACTCCTTCGGAGTCTAATCTTTACGGATATGAAGACGGGGGGACTTACAGCATATATGATGAAAATCAATTAATTACAAAAGAAGAAGTTGACGAAATAGCATACGATAATCAAGTGAAAGAAAAAACTGGAGAAATATTTAATATGATAAATCCTTATAATAAATAATTTTTTTGTAATTTTGTAACTTCTTTATCTTTCCATGTTTTCATTCAGTTAACCTCTTTATCAAAAAGGGGTTTTCTGTTTTTTAAAACTATACAAATAAATTTTGTATATTTGTAAAATGAATATTATGAATAATGCAAAAGGAAAAATAATAAAGAAGGGTAATTTTTTTTATTTAGAAAAAAACTATGATGATATATTTTTACTATTAAAAGAAGAAGAAAAACTTATAGATAGAATAGAAGATAATAATTTTATATATTTAGATAATAAAGTTTCAATTTGTAAAAACCCAAACTATTCTTTAGATAAATTATACAGAAAAAAAACTAGTAAAGTAAAATTTAAAAATACCTTTAAATTAATGCACATAACATTATAGTATGTATTTATTACAAATAGATAAAAAGGGAGACATAGTAAAAGGTGATAATGGAGTAACTCTTGTACCAGAATTTAAAGCAGTTTTAGATGCGGAAAAACTAGGACAATACGCAATGAAGTGGATTGCAATGGTATATGATTACGAAAGTCCCTATAGACATTATACAGAAAAAGAAAGAGTAAAAGCTGTTTCTATGGATTTATACAAAAGCTATACATGGTCTGGATATAAAAAACCAGAAATGATTGTTGCGGCAAATAAGTATAAAGAATTACAGTTTGACCCTTTAGATGAACAACTTATAGCTTTTAATAAAAAGATTAATGAGTTTACGAATCTGATTGACGGTATGTTTTTAAATGAAGAAAATGCAGAGTTATTACAAAAACTTATGATAGGTGTAGAAAAAATATTAAAGACAAGGCAATCTTTATTAGACTCTATTGAAAGAAGAGGAGAAAGACAAAAAATCGCTGGTAACAAAGGGTTATCTTTCTTAGAGAATCGTAAAAAAATAAAAGAAATGTAATGAATAAAAGTATTAGAAAACCTATAAGATTAAGAAAGAAACCTATTGAAGTCAATCGGAAAGGAACAACTAATACGATTAAAAAAAAGAATAATCTTATATACTTAAAAGGACGATACTCTTATCATTACAAAAGAAATAATTGGGAAAGAGCAGAAGAATACAATCAATACGCTTTGGATAATTATAATACAAATTTAAAAGATTGGATGGAGGGTAAGGAAATTAATAAAATGAAAGGTAAAAATTTATTTGGATTTGATAAACCAAAAAGGTTAAGATATGGGTAAGATTAAATTTGACCCACAAAGATATAGACCTATACCAAATAAAGGGTTTCCTGATTTAGAACACGGTTCTGTTTCATATCAAGAGTGGTGGACTGAGCAACAAGAAAGATGTATTAATGGTTTTAAACCAAAAGGTATGCCTTGGATATCTGGTAAGTATTATTTTTATTTAAATTTTTATTATATACTAGGTAACAGTGGAGAAAAAGGTGGAAGAAAATCTTTAATACATCCGTGGTATAGAGAGATGGATAGAGAATATTTTAATTTGTTTGAAACGTGCAAACAAGAAGGAAAGGGAATGATTGTTATAAAAGCCAGGGACAAAGGGTTTTCTTATATGAACTCTGGTATGGTTGCTCATGAATATACATTCTTCCCATATAATGATATAGGTGTAGCGGCAGGATTACAAGCAACTGCTGACGCATTCTTTGATAAAACTAAAAAAGGATTAAATGGTATACACCCTAACTTTAAACATTCAGTATTAAAAGACACAGATGGTATATTACGTTCAGGCTACAAACAAAAAAACAAAGACGGTAAGTGGGAAATTGGTGGATATCAATCTACAATTATATGTAGAACAATGGATAATCCAGAGGTATTTAAAGGAGAAAGAACTTCTTTAATGGTGTTTGAAGAAGCGGGGGAATTTAAGCATTTGAAAAATGCATACATGTCATCTAAAGCGTGTTTCATGGATGGTGATATACAATTTGGAGTTCCTATTGTTGGAGGTACAGGTGGTGATATATCTAAAGCTTCTAAAGATTTTATGGATATGTATTACAGTCACGACGCTTATAATCTTATACCTATGTTTATACCAGCGTCAAAAGCTTACTATGGATTTTTTGATATAGAAACAGGAGTAGAGGATATTAATGGAGCTAAAGACAAGCTTAGTGAGGATAGAGAAATAATTAGAAAGTCTGGAGATAATGAAGCTTATAATTTACATATACAAAACTACCCCTTAACAATTGAAGAAGCGTTTTTAAACACTAAAGAAAGTAGATTTGACATATCCTTACTTAATGCACAAAGGTCAAGAATACTTGCAAGTAAAGATTATAAGAATCAAATACAGTCAGGATATTTAGACTGGGTGCTAAATGATGACCAAGAATTAAAGGTTATGTGGAGGCCACATCCTGCTGGACCCTTTAAAATTTTATCACATCCAATGCCAGAATATAAAGGAATTGACATAGGAGGAATAGATTCTTACGACCAAGATGAAGCAGGAGCGTCAGATTCTTTGGGAAGTGCAATAATTTATCGTAGATTTGCAAATACAAATATACCAAGCGATTATGTTGTCGCTGAATATACAGACAGACCTAAGAAAAAAGAAGATTTTTGGGACGGATGTTTGAAATTAGCAGTATACTATAACAGTAAGATGTTGGTAGAATATACAAAGATAGGTATATTAGATTATTTTAAACGTATGAATGCGTTAAAATATTTAAAAGAAAAACCAGAGTCTGCTCATAATCCAGGCTCTAGAACAAGAAACCAATACGGTGTTCACATGAACAAACAAGTGAAGACTTTGTTGGAAGATTTGATAGATGATTATATTAGAGAAAATATCAAAGAGATTTGGTTTTTAGATTTAATAGATGAATTAGCAAATTATGGATTACAGAATACTGACCGAGCGATGGCTTTTGGTATATGCTTAATACATAATATAGATAATTATAGAATGAGAGTAGAAGAAAAGCAAGAGTCAATAGACATAGGTCTAAAATATTATACAAGGGGTCATAATGGTACTCCAATTAAATTAAATTAAAATGAGTAAAGAGTACAGTGCATTTCCATCAATGATGGTATCAGAAAAAGAAAAGAATGACGAATGGTGTAATTCTGTTTTAGGTTCAATAGTTAGTTATATGTCATATAACGAAAGTTCATATGGAGACTCAAGAACAAGAGACATCAATAACTATTCAATATACAATGGAAATATTAATCAGGGTGACTACGCTTATATTACTGAACAATACGGATTATCATATCCTGCAAGATTAGTTAATTATCCTATTATTACTCCTAAAATTGATTTATTAGTTGGTGAAGAATTAAAAAGACCTATAGACATGAAGGTGTCTACTATAAATAAAGAAGCTGTAATAAGGAAGTTGGACCATAAGGTTGCTATAGAAATGAAATCGTTGTTGGAAGATATACATAAAGATTTTGAAGAAACATACGGAGCTCCTATAACAGATGAAGGTCAAGGAATGCCAGTGCCAGATGACATAGGTATATATATGAAATATAACTACCGAGAAATGGTAGAGGAGAATGCACAAGACGGACTAGAGTATGTGTTAAACAGATATAATTTAAAAGATAAATTTAAAGAAGGGTTTAGAGATTTATTAGTTACTGGTAAAGAATTTTTTAAAGTAGACATAGTAAACGGAGACCCTCACGCACGTAGGGTAGACCCACGTTCTGTAATATATGATACGTCTGTACATTCTGATTATTTAGATGACGCAGCTTGGGTGGGAGAAGAAAGATGGTTATCTGTTAATGAAATAAATGACGAGTTCAAAGAATACTTAACAAAAGATGATTTACTTTTATTAGATGAAATGAGAAATTCTTATGGTCAAGATATGAGTGATTATAATAATCAATTACTATGGGTGGATAGTGCTCATGGTAAAGAAAATCGTATTCGTATAGTAACAGCTGAATGGAAATCATTAAGAGCTATTAAGTTTAAAATATCTCCTAATAAATATGACCCAGATAGACCATTTAGAAAAATGGTAAGAGACACATACAAAAAAAGAAAAGGTGATACTATAGAAACTAAGTGGGTAGATGACATATGGGAAGCTACAAAAATTGGTGGCAAAATATTAGTAAAAGCTAAAAGAAGAGACAACCAAGTTAGAAGTGTAGATGACCCAGGTAAAACTAGTTTGTCTTATATTGGATGTATAAAAGGTAATACTACGGGACATCCAAACTCAATGGTAGATATATTAGCTAATACACAGATGTTATATAATATTGTAATATACCAAATAGAATTAGCTATGGCTCGTTCTGGTGGCAAAGCGGTAGTATATGACACGTCACAAATACCAACAAATGTAGGTATGGATATGCAAACTGTATTGTATCATTTAAAGACAGATGGTATTATACCTATTAACTCAAAAGATGAAGGTGGTCAAATGAGTAGTTTCAATCAATTTCAACAAGTTGATTTTACATTATCACAATCTGTACAACAGTTAATTAATCTAAAAATTATGTTAGAAGATATGGCTGGTCAACTTTCTGGAGTTACTAGACAAAGAGAAGGTGCGGTAGAACAGTATGAATATGTAGGTAACGTACAAAGAAGTGTAGTTCAATCATCAACTATTACAGAGTCTTGGTTTTATTCACACGCAGAAGTAAAACAAAGAGTTTTAGAAAGTTTGTGTAATAATATGAAGATTGCTTGGTCGGGTGGTAAAAAAGCAGCAATGATATTAGGAGATGGAGCTTATAAATTTTTAAACATTATGCCTTCAGTTGCTTTACAAGATTATGGTGTTCACGTTGGGGATAGTGGTAAAGACGACGCTATGAAACAAGTAGTACAACAATTAGCTCAATCTGCATTACAAGCAGGTAATATTGACTTACTTAACATTTTAAAAGTACTTAAAGCAGATACTATGACTGAAGCAGAAAAAGTTTTAGAACAAGGTATGGATAAAATGAAAGAACAAGCGGCTGAAGAACAACAACAAGTTATGCAACAAATGCAAGCTCAACAAGAATCTGACCAAGCTAAATTTCAAGCAGAAGCAGAGCTTAAGAAAATGGATAACGACACTAAAATACAAGTGGCGGAAATACAAGCTGAATCTAGAATGGCGGTTGCAACATTACAGTCTGAAGACAAGAGAGATATACATGACTCAGCTCAAGACGCAGATTTCAATAAAAAATTAGCTGACCATGAAATAAATAAAGATACTAGTAATTCTGAAAAAGAAAAAAATAGTTTTACTGGAGAGTCTCCTACTACAATGGAGGATAAATTAAGAGCAAAGGATAAAGTTACAAAATAATTTGTATCTTTGCAAAATAGGGAATAAATAAATTAAAAAAATATGTCAGAAGAAAAATCAAGTTTAGTAGAAGAGGTTACTAGTGAATCAGCTTCTAATGAAACAAAAGAAAACACAGAATCATTCAATCCATTAGCATTTGCATCAGACACTCCTACAGAAGGGTTAGGTCCAGATACTCCTACGACAGATGAGGATGATAAAGGACAACCTGTTACTAATGAAGATGGATGGAAATGGGAAAAAAACATTGAAGAAGAAGAAGAAACAGAGTCGGAAGAGTCTTATGACTGGGAAGCTAAATCAGAAGTAGAAGAAGATGACGATTTAGACTGGGGTAAAGTAGCTAAACAATTAGGAATGCCTAATGCTTCTAAAGAAGAAATTAGACAAACCATGAAAGCTATGAATAGTAAAGATACAGAACAAGACACTCAGGAAGAAGAAGTCACAAGTCCAGAAATTTCTACATTACAAAACTACTTAGATTATTCTAATAAAGAGTTAGTAATAGAAGAATTGAAGGCAGACGGCTTAACTCAATCTGAAATAGACGATACTGTTGATAAAATGCAGCGTAATGGTTTAATTGCTATTAAAGGTAGAGAAATAAAAAGAAATATAAAGGGAGCTATAAAACAAGCTAAAGAAAATTTATCTGTTACACAACAACAAAATGTAGAAGAAAAAAATAAAAAAATAAGTGAAGCTAGAGAAGGTTTACAAGGTCACTTAAAAGAAATGGATAGGTTCATGGGAGGTAAAGTAACAAAAAAACAGAAGGAAGAGGTGTATAGATTTGCTACTAAAGATATGGCGAATGAATTATGGAAAAGTCATGCCAATGTTGCTGACGTTGCTATGTTTCTGCTATATAAAGACCAAATCAAAGACATTCTTCGTTCTCAAGGTAGAAATGAAGGTAGTAAAAGTTTAATGGACTCTATACAATCACCAAACCTTAACAATGGGAAAAGTCGTAATCCATATCAACCGAAGGGGGATGCGTTTGACCCAAAAGCGTTCATGAGCGAGTAGACAAAAAGTAAGACAAAGTCTGATATAGTTGAAAGTTAATTGAGCAAAATAACAATAATGTTTAATTAATAAATTTAAAAAAAAATGGCAAATTTATCAACAGACGTTTATGGTAGTGGAACTACTGCCGAAAACGCATTGAATACGGCCTTGATGCAATATCCAGAGATTGCTAGAACTTTGATTCAGCAATACCCAAGATATGCAGCAACGTATTTATTAGAGCGAACAGGAAGATTCGCTTCAGAAAAAGTATTAGGAGATAATTCTTTTGAATGGAAAGTAATGGGTAGATACAATCGTCCATCTTACAACACAGGATTCTTTGGTACTAATGGTACATCATTTACAGCGGCTGGTTCTGTAACAGCAACTGGAGGAACAATAGATGACGCAGATGCAAATGGTGATGTATTTTATTTAATCACTGATGGAACAGCTACTGGTAGAACTGGTAACTTTTTGAACAAATGGGATATGGTTAGATTTCAGTCAGGAGCTACTGCGGTAGTTGTTGCAGACCCTATTGCAAACACTTCAGCTTCAGCAGCTGCAACAGACTTCATAGTTCAATTTGAGATGATTGACGCTAGTGCTCAAGCTCTTTTACCAGCAGATATTGCTGATGAAGCAATTATAGCTTCTATTGGTTCAGCTTTCCCTAACGGTTCTGATGGAGCTGATGTAGGTGAAAACTTCTCTTATCCAACTACACATAAGAACTACTTAACTACAATGAGAAAGAAATGTTCAGTTACTGGTAAAGATTTAACTGACGTTACTTGGATTGAAAATAATGGTTCAAGATTATGGTACTTTACAAGAGAACAACAAATGATGGATGAATTTATGTACCAACAAGAGTTACAAAGATGGTATGGTAGAAAATCTATTACAAATGAAACTACAACAGTTGCAAGACCAGGAGCTATTACATCTTCTTTATTAGGAACTTCAGGTGCTATGGGAAGTTCAGTTGTAACTGGAGACGGTCTATTAGCTCAAATTGATTCTTCTAACCAAGCTTCGTATTCTATGGGGTCTTTAACAGAAGATATTATTACTGAGTTTATTGCTAAGATTTCATTAAACGCAACTTCTGCTGAAGGTAACGAGTGGGTAGTATTCACTGGTACTGAAGGTAGATTAGCATTCCACAGAGCTATGAAAGACCTTATTGTTGCGCCTTCTGGCTCAATGACTGGTGGTTCTATGAAAGGTGTAGCTGGTGACGTTCATTTAGGAGCCAACTTTTCTTCATATAGTGCATTAGGTAACAAAATTACTGTTGCTCATTGTCCTGTATTTGACGACCCTAACATTCACTCTTCAGCTGGTGGAACTAATGCTTTTGGTGACAACAGACTTAAAGAATCTGCTAAGATGGTGTTTATGGACTTCGGAAAAACTTCTGGAATTTCTAACGTAGAGTTAGTTACTAAAGGAGCTGAAGGAGTAAACAGAAGTATGATTAAGAAGTATGTAGCTGGAATGGTAAACCCTTATGACCAAAAATCAATGTTAAGTGCTAACGCTGATGACAAGTTTGAATGCCACGTGCTTTCAGAAACTGGAATCGTTGTTAGAAACCCATTGTCTTGTGGTATATTGAGTGTATCGTAATTATTAACCTTTAAAAAATAAAAAAATGAATATGATAAAATTTGTAAAGGTCGCTTCTAGTGTTAATGATACTGGTGTAGCTTATTACTTAGATTGGTCAAAAATGGAATACATTGAAACAACCGCAACTACTGTAATATTACATACATTGGGTACAGGTATTAATGTTTCTGCTTTTGATACAATTACAATTACGTGTGCTAGTGGTGATTCATTAAAAATTGCTGATATGATTTGTCAGCGAATTGGCTCTGCATCACAAGGTGATTTAGTCACTGTAGATAAAGATTTTTACGGTACTTCTATTACAACTATTATAGACGCTGTTGTATAATAATTAACTGGTATTTGTGAATAGATAGCCTATGCGCATAAGTACCTCAATAAATAACTTGGTAGAGGGGGGTAAAAATTAAAACCCCCCAATACTACAAAAACAAATAAAAAAATGGCTTTAAAATTTAGTTTTAACAAATTTAGAACAGCTGTATCTGGCTTTATAAAAGCACAAGATGTAGCTGGTGAAGAAGTATTACACATTCCACAAATCCAAATAGCTCCAGTAACGATGGCTATTGCTGGTGTTGTTCAAACAACTGTCTTAAAAGACGATGATTTTGGAAAAGTAATTTTCTTAACACAATCAGGTGGTTCTGACTCAGCAATTACTTTACCTCCTGCTACTGCTGGTGGAACGTTAACGTTTATCGTTGCGTCTACTCCAGGTGGCGCAGGTGATATTGTAATTACTGCTGCAACTGCCGATACAATAGTATTCGCAGCTTCTGCTGATGCTGGCGCTGATGGTGCTACAAATCTTTTAGCTGACAGTTTTACTGTTGAAGCTGCTGCTATAGGAGGAGAACGAATTGAGTGTGTAGCTGATGGTTCATTCTGGTATGTGTACGCTCATCAAGGAGTTATTGGTGCAGTAACTGCTGCAGGTTAAGAACTTGTAATGTAAATTTGAATAGAGGAGGGGCTTGTCCCCTCCATTATTCTTAAATAATAAAAAAATGAATTTTATAGATTTTTTAAATAACTTAAATCCAGGTCATACAAAAAGGGCCGCTAAAGAATACGATAAAAGTAAAAAAGATAGATTTAATATTGGAGGTCAGTCTGGATTTAAATGGAAAACAGAGTCAGCTAATAAAACATGGGTGGAAGGAAACACACTAGTAAAAGAAAACAAAGGTAAAACAATACCTAAATATTAACAGGGAGTATTAACTAAAAACAAAAAAAGATGAGTCACATTGTAATGATTAAGTCAAAAAAACCAGAGAAGTTTAACTATTGTAAATTTGGTACCTACACAAACAAAGAAGGTAGGTTAAAAGAACTAGTAGATATTAATGGAAATAAAGTAAGTGGATATGAAATGTTCCAAGCTATAACAACATTAGATATAGACAAAGAGTACGACAATAGACTATATACATTTTTAAAAAACCATCCTTTAATAAAAGGAAAATTTATTATAGAAGATGTTTCAAAACAAGAACAACAAAATGCTGCGGATTCAATTAAAAGTGCAGAAGCAATTACAAGAGCTTCTACATTAAAAGAAAAAGAAGTAAACGATATATCACTACTTATGGGTTTAGACACTACGATAGAAAGTGTATTATTAAGAGCAAAGATTATTCAATTAGCTAGTTCAAACTCAGAAAAATTCTTAACTTATGTAGACGATATAGATAAAGAGCATAGAGTATTCTTAAAGAAAGCTTACGATAAGAAAATTTTAAATAAAGTTAATGGTGTATGGAAACACAATACATTAAACATTGGATTAACTGAAGACCAAGCTATTGTATGGTTAAAAGAAAATGGTGATACTTACGCTTTATTAAAACAAGAACTTAGAGGTGGTAAGACTAAAAAATCTAAAGAAGAAACAGTAGAAAAAGTTGAAGAACATTCAATGAGAGCTGGTTCTGCAATATCACAAATAGAACAAGAAATAGAGGACATTAAAAAGCAATAAATAATGAATATAGCTGCAGCGTATGAATATGTAGACTTAATGATTGATAAAGCAAATCAACCATACTTTTTAAATACTGAAAAAGATATATTTATAAATTTATCTATTACAGAGTTTTTAAATAAAAGATATGAGTTAATGGGAGTTAATCAAGAGTATAAGGAAATGATTGGAGCTAGGCAATCTGCAAATCAAAATTCAGCAGGGGTTACAATTGGTCCTGGTTACGTTGATTTTCAACATAACTTTCACCATCTAACATACGCTGCTGTAAACGGAGCTGAATGCAGAATTGTATCAGATGACGAACTAACCGCTTTAATAATGACTAATAATCCATTTAAAACTGTAAATGATGATAATCCTATATGCGCGGTAACACAAAATGGTAATGAGGAAAGACTTTATTTTAATAATGGAGGTACTCTAGATTTTACTGCTGCTGACACTTTTAATATAAGATATTTAAGACATCTAAGTGTAACTGAGTGGGACCGTATTCCAGAACAATATCAACATGATATTTTAAATATAACTGTGAGAAAAATGACAGGAAACATAGAAAGCTCTAATTATACTGTACAGGCAAACGAAGAACAACAATAGATACACATCTAAAGATATTTGCTCCCTGTGCAAATGAAATAGGTCTAATCATTAATTTGTGCGGGCCTATTTCTGTTTAATTGGAATAAAATTCGTAATTTTGTAATTAATATAATTATATGGCGACATTAAACGAAATAGCATACAACATTAAAGAATTAATGTCTGGAGGTAGTGAAACTTTAGAGCAAAATATTAGTACCAGACAAATAAAACATTGGATACATTATCATAGAGCAAAGATAATAGAAGAAAAGTTATTATCAGGAGCTCCCTTAGATAGAAATTGGATACAACCAATTAAAGCGTTTAGAATTTATCCTGCAGACCATTATAATTATCCTAGTTACTACATATCTCAAACTGCGCAAAATACCTTACCGTTGAATAACGTATCTGGGATGAATGAACAATATCAAGCAGCTTGGACAAACAACACATATTATGGAAAAAATTATTTAGACGATAATGATAATGATTATTTTTTATACACCGAAACAATACCAAATACAATAAATGTAGGTAATAGAGATGGTATTACAGACGCAAGAATTAAAAGAAGAACTACTAGCTCTCTAGACGTTAGTGCACCTGGACACTTTACAGGATGGAGTCCTGTTCCTATAAAAACAAAAGATGAAGCTCAATACGCTTGGGCTAATAGATTTACCAAAATTAAAACTCCGTACGCTATTCCTTATAATTATAATAGTCAAACAAAATTAGAGGTAGGAGGACTAAGAATTAGAGCGAATAGAGATTCTAATACTTACATATACGAATACGGATTAGAAGTGTATGGAATTTTACAAAATCCAACAGATTCAATTGCGTGGGAGTGGGAAACAATCGTATCAAATAATCAACTTATACCGAAACCAATCTACCCCTACCTAGACTCATCAGATTCGTATCCTATGTCAAATGAAGATATACCTTTGTTGATAAGTAGGGTGGCAGAAGTAGAAATGACATTAATAATGAAAACACCAGAAGATTTAATAGAAGATAATGTAGATACTACTAAAATAAATATAGGAGGACAACAAGCACAATAATGAGTAGTAAATACAAATATAAATATACGCAAGTAAGAGAGATTTATAATAACGTAAAAAATAATTTACTTAAAAAAATAAGCTACAGTACATTTTATAATATAGTTAAAAGATATTTTGAAATTGTTTTAAGAGATTTAGTTGTTAGAGAAGAAAAAATACATTTACCAAACAATATGGGATATGTATATTTAGACAAAAGAGAACATACAAGAGCTTTTCATGTTAGAATAGACCAAAAAGCTAGTAAAGAAACAGGAGAGTTGGTAAAATATAAGGTTCCAATACTTGATGATTTTTATCATAAACTAGTATGGGTGAGACCAAAGAAATATAAGAATTGTAAAATTATGCCATTAGGTATATACAAAAGAGTAATAAACAATATAAAATAAAAAATTATGGCAGATACGGATTTAAATGCAGCCGACTTGGTGGTAACAATAACAGAAGCCCTAGCTATAGGGCATGATACAGGCACTTCAGATGCAAGAGATTTTGCACAAACTTGTACTCATACATATACAGGAATTTTAAATTCAACTAAAAAAATTATAAAATTAGTTAACAGTAATTTAGTTGAGATAGTTACCTTTTCAAATGATGATGTAAATAACGGAATGTTTATAAGGGGAGATGTAAGATATATTAGAGTTACTAATTTAGACGGAACAGATGCCCTGCAAGTTGGTTTAGATGATGAGGCTTCTGACGCTGCCTATACATCTGTTGCTGCAAACAGTAGTATCATGTATACAGGAGTAACTTGTGAGGGTGATAATGGAGGTTCTACAATGGATAATGCTACAGCATTAAAAGTAAAAGGTATAGCAAACCAACAACTAGAAGTATTTATAGCATCAGTATAAAATTATGTATACGCATATAGAAAGAATATATAATACAGTAGGTCGTAATCTTGGTTTAAGAGATTATAGTAATAATATTAACTCTTGGACAGAATGGGCTTTTGAAGCAGAGTTGTTAATTGGAAGTAGAGATACATTTGAAGAAAGAGAGTTTACATACACTTCTACAGGAGCTCAAGCTACAGGAACAATAACATTTTCAGCAAACCCCTCTAATGGAGATAAAATATCTGTAAATGGTGTAGACCTTATTTTTATAGACACTAGTGGTGGTTCTGGTACAAATATTACTGGTCTTTCAAACGCTCAACCTCATCAAGTAATAATAGGTGGTAGTCTATCTGTTACACTGACGGCATTGGTATCCTCATTAAATGGTACTGTGGTCTCTTCGAGTATTCCCGCTCAGACAACACCAGGTCTTAATTTTACAGAATCTTTAGAGGGGTATAGCTTTGTTGGTAGTGGGGGAAACACTTTAACTATCACAAAAGATGCTATAGGTTTTGATGGTAATAACTTTACTTTATCGTCTGATAATGCAAACGCAGAATGCAGTGGCTCTCATTTAACAGGAGGAAAAGGTATTTTTTTAAACCAACAATTAAGATTACCAGACAACATGGTAAGGGTATTAGGGGTACGAGCTGGCACAGGAGACTCAAGTTTTCGTCATTCAGAGTTGTTAAAACCAATGGCAGTACACAAAGAAAGGGTTGGTAAGGACGCTTTAGACACGCAACAAAGAGCTTTAAGGTACTATATACAAGGCAATAGACTTAATATTCAGCATGACCAAATTACTGAAATAACTGTAGTTTGTTCTACGTACCCTGTAGACGATAGAGGATATCCAATGATAAAAGATAGTCATACCACTGCAGTAGCTCAATATATTATGTGGCAACATAAAAATATAGATTATATTAACGGAAGGTTGTCCATGTACGTTGTAAAAGATTTAGAAAAAAGATGGTATTTTTTATGTGGTAAAGCAAGAGGAGATGATAATATGCCTACTGCAGAAGAACTAAGACAAATAGGAAAAATATGGAATACTATGGTGCCTGTTAAAAGCACTAGGGGATTATTAGATTTATAATATGGCTAAAAAACAAGAACAAAAAAATTCTAATAAATATATATCACAAGCTCAGGGTTTTACTGGGGGTATGATTTCAGACCCAGACCCAAGATATCAGCCTACAGGAAGTTATAGAGACGCTCTAAATGTAAGATTGTCAAACGAAAATCAAAGTACATTTACTATAGAGAATATTCAAGGAAACAGAAGGATGTTTAATTTAAATGACATCTGCCAACAAACACATGACCCAGGTCTTACAGAAGGTATTTTAGGAACAAGAGTAATTACTAAAGCTGGAGCTACGTCAGCTGGTGATAAATTTTCTGAAATATACATGCATCCTTCTACAACAGACGGTAATGGTAACGAAGTAGGAGATTTTTTTCCAAGTCCTAATAACAATCAAATAGGTAGTTTTTCTGGAGTGATACCATTTTTTGGTACTTCAGTTACAGGACCATTTACAACCGTAGAATCTTTTGAAGTTAGTATAGTTGGATATCACTCATATAATAATAATGTAATCTTTGTTATTGTAAAGCCTCATGTAGATTTTTCTACTGACCCAGATAAATCACAAACTATTTTTTTAGATGTAAAATTTGATAACAATCTTAGAATTGAAATGGTATATGATTTAATGGTTTGTTATGACCACGTTGGAGCTAATAATAAATATCCTGATTTAAACATGAAGGTTGACACTCCTATAAGAATGGAGGGTATTATAGAAAATGAATGTATATCTAGAATATTTTGGACAGATAATATAAATCCACTTAGGTCGTTAAATTTAGGTAAATCAGGATTGAATAGATTGTCGCCAGATGTTTTAGATTTAACTCCACTTCACTCTCCTTCTCAACCAGTTTTAACAAAAACTATAAATGGTAGTCTACCTGTAGGTCAACTACAATATTGTTATAAATACACCTCTTCTAATGGGGGAGAAACAGTAATGAGTCCTTTTAGTAATTTGTATCACACATCCAAACATAGTTTTTCTACTTTTTCTAACTACTACGGAAGCACATCAGGAGACCCTATACTAGATGTTAGTTCTCAAGGTTTTGAAATTACAATTAAAGATTTAGACAATGACTTTGATATTATTGAATTGTATTCCATATTACACGTACAAAATGACGGACCTATAAGAGTTTCATTAGTTGGTAGTCAACAATTTTCAAGCAGCGCTGATACAACAACATTTTATCATACTAACTGGAATGGAGATTTATCTGAAGGTATAGACTCAATATTAATAGATATTAATACTTGGAATGTATGTAAAGACATAGCTATAAAAGATAATATATTACTTGCTGGTAATTTACAAAGACTAGATAACTCAATATCTGAAAAAGAATGGAATGTTAAGGTTAGAAGATATAATATTATAAATGAAGGCGGAAGCGGTATTACAGGAACTATTACATCAAATGATTCGCAAATACTAGAGTATGAAATAGCCTCGGTAGCTACAGAACCTAGTATAGTAACACCTTCATTAGGAGAAACGTGGTCAAACGGAATGCCAAAGTGGAGAACATATAAAGGAGATGACACTACAACTATTGGTGCTAATGTTATTGAAGATAAGGGAAGGGCAAATATCCAAAAAAAACAATCACATGAATATAGATATTTATCTGATGGACTAACACTAGGAGGAGAAAGTTATGATTACTCTGAAAACGAATTAGGGGGATGTAGATTAACTTTTGATTTAAAGCAAAGACAAGTTGATTTTCAAAACAACGTAAGCTCGTCACCCTTTATACAAGCTGGACCTATAACAGATTTACAAACAGATAATATATCTAGAGATGATACAGGTTTATTAAATACAGATAATACTGATACAGACTTTATAGCTAGTATGTCTTTAGGGGGAAGTAAAGACCCATCTACAGGAAACTTTAAAGGATATCGTAGAGGAGAAATGTATAGATTTGGTGTACAAATTTACGATAAAAAAGGTAGAGCAGGAAACGTATTATGGATAGGCGATATAGAAATGCCAGAAATGAATGACCCCTTACGAAGACTTAGGTCAGATGACTCAGATTACAATCCTGGTATGCCTACATACGGAACAGACTCACTATTTGATGAAGGATTGTTTGGAACATTAGATAGGGTGGGAGACCATAAAACTTCTTTTATATATGGATGTACAACCCCTTCTATAGATGTTTCTTGGTTTAATCAAACAGCAGGATATTTTTCTTCTAGACCAACAGTGAGATATATTAAAAATGGAGAATTTAGTTACGACTACAACGTATTTCCCCCAACCAATATAACAGCTTCAACTACTACTAATACTGGAGCAGGATTAGATTTGCACGCAGCTTATGCTCGTTCAAATGGGCAGGTGAATTTTAGTTCGAGTGGCAGTGGTTTTATAAGTCCTAATACTCTTGTAGGACACTCTGGTTATTTAGACTCTCAATATACAGTAAAACAAATACCTGCTCATTATAAAGTATTTCCTAATTATTACGATAATGTTCATTATGCTTTAGATTTATTTGTAAATTTTGAATTTAGAATACCTGGTAATGTTAGAGACAAAATATCTGGTTTTAGAGTAGTAAGAGCGGAAAGACAAGAATCAGATAAAAGTATTTTGCAACAAGGTATACTTAATCAAACAGTAGCTTATGGTCACAATAGTGTAGAGAAAGGATATTCAAACAAAAGAATAGGTTCTGAAGAAGATGGAGACCAGTTTATTAACGGTTTATCAGACCAAACAATACACGAAACATATGATAGTGTTTTAAATGGTTATATTGGATTAGCGGAAAATTCAAATTTAGGTTTTACAGCAGACACAAACTCAAATTTCAATTTATTGCCTAGTGGTTCTAATAAACGAGACCTAGTTTTTGCTTGGAATGAATTTGAAGAAGCGATGGTTCAAAATAATGGTAATTTTCAATATTGGCAAAACCCAATGGATTACACATCTTTAACAGGTCATAGAACTCCTTTTACCCCAGACCCAAAGAGAAGACATAGTGCTTATTTTGGATGTTATGAGGTAATGCCTAATGTAAAAGAAATGACTGTTCCAGTTAATAGACATAATTTATCTAGTAATACCCATACACATTATTTAAAGGGAGCTTCCGCTCAAGCTGTACAAGGAAGTGTATTTACATTAGACAGTCCTGATAGTGCTTTTGGAATGTCTCCATATGCTCACAGAACAGGAGATAAAGTACGTGTAGACGCTATAATGAAGTTGGTTTATGACTTAAAAACAACAGGAGAGTCAAATTCTAGCCCTAGCGGAAGTCCTTTTGGTATGCGGAATCATTCAGGAACTTCTTTTGGACCACAACCTACTGCAGAACCAGGAGCTGTTACTAACGATGGAACACCTGATAGTTTACATAGAATACAGAATAATTTTAATGCAACAACAGGTAAAAGTTGGCATCCACATAATGATGAATTATCTAAAGATAACACATTAAGATATTGTAAAAAAATAGATATAGGTAGTGATGATGACGGATACGGAGCTTTAATTGCAAAGTATTATATATATGATACATATTACGGAATAGGTATGTCTATTGACGGAGGAGCTGGATACGCTTCTGGTCATTCAACTAAACAAATAAGTGAAGCTTATAACAATCCTGGAGGTACGTTTAATACTCAGTATAGAGCTAGTCAATTTCACGATGTTTATCATCATGAGATATTAAACGCTAAAGAATTAGAAGAAGGAGAGGTAGTGTCACAATCATTCTTTAAAAACGGTGTGTTGATGATAGATGAAGGAGAAAAAGCTTTCGCTACACCTGGTAGTCAATCTGACGCAGACAATAGTATGAATGGATTTTCTAATAATACATTAGGGTTTTATTCAGGAGCAAGAAGAGAGGCGGTTACATCTGGAAGTCATAAACAAGAATCTTCTGGAGGTACATCGTTTTTATTTTCTATGATAGAGGGTGTAAAATACACAGGTGCTAGTGGTCCAGATGACGCTTGTAGAACTTACGATACAAAGTCAACAGTACAAACAGGATTAAGAAGTATTCTTATACAAATAGATGGAGATGGAGTAGCGGGAGAAAAAAGAGGACTTTTAAACCCTAGAGACTTATCTGCAGTTTTAGAAAACAGAAGTTGGAATACAGGTCAAAATGTAGGACGTGGGGATTTTCATGGATGTATGAGTCAAATTTCTAATGAAGTTAATGATAGAGCATATAGTACTAGTAACACTGGTATAGACAATGCACATGGACAATTTGGAGGTCCATCATATATACCATATAAATTTTTATGTTCAATAGTAAGGAACATAATACCTTATGGAGGACCAGGTCTAAATTCTATTGTATCAACAAGATATATACCTGCTGGTAATTTTCATCCTATTAAAAAAGATGCGAATGGAGACTCAGACGCAAATCATTTATCTAAAGTTTTTGGAGGAGACACGTTTGTTAATTTTTATTCGCATCAAAAAACAGCTTGTGATATAGAAAAAAAGTCATATGCTAGATGGCAAGTTTTTCCTGTAGAATCAGAAACTAATACTGACATGAGACTAGGTTATCATTTAGGAGCTGGTGATACAAATATAGGAGACTCCTCAATAACTAGTGACGCAGGTGAGATATTAATAAACACTAATGATTGGGAGATTAATGATGTATATAGTCAAGAGAACAATTTAAAATCAGCAATATCTATAGATGAAACACAAACATGTAAATCACTTGACCTCCCCTATCAAATTGTATATTCTGAAACAAAAATATCTGGAGAATCTGAGGATTCTTTTAAAGTATTTAAACAGTTTTCTTTTCATGATATGGAAAGTCAGTATGGAGAAGTTACAAGATTAGCAAAATGGAAAAATGATATATATGTATTGCAAGAGTCAGCAATGTCAAAATTGCTAGTAAATCCTATATCTATGATAGCGGATGAATTAGGGTCTTCTCTATTTACAGGTACAGGAGAAACAGTTGAAAATCATCTATATATATCAACTAAGTTTGGAACAAGACATATGGAAAGTGTTGTCTCTACAGAAAAAGCTATATATTATATAGATAATACTTATGCAAAACTAATACAGTATACAGGAGAGACTTTAAAAGTTTTATCTGACGATTTAGGACAAAGAAACGCTTTTGAAAATATTATTAAGGGATTTGACAATTCTATTCGCGGAAATTTAGACAGTAAAAAGAAAATTGGAAGAAATTTTATTTGTGATAACGCTTTAAAATTTAACGGAATAACAAGTATTTTTGATTATAAAAACAATGAGCTAATTATTACTATGCATAGTTCTGATTTAGATATTGAAAATAATAGAGACGTTAGAAGTGTTGGTACAGGAGAAAGTCGCTATCAAATAGCTAGTACAGCATCAAGAACTATAGTTTACAGTGAATCTATAAATGCTTTTACATCTTATTATTCTGTTACACCAAGAAGATGGATGTCAATAGGTGGATATGTAACTTCTACAGAAAGTGATATTTATTTAGATGAAAAAGGACCATATACAGGAGCTCCTGGTAATACATCTTACATGTTTAATAGTAATCATTTATCTGTGTGGAAATGGGACGAACAAATTCACAGCTACAAGAACATGTTTTTTGACGAAAACATTTCTCCAGCCTCAGGCGATATAGCGATGAGTACTGTGACTAAATCTATATCAGAAATACCTTCAGATGTTAAAGTTTTTGATAACGCTAAAATTGTAATGACTCCTGACGCTAAAGCAAATTTAACTAATCAGCTTGCAATATTTAATACAGAGGTATCGGGTCAAGGTACTATAGATATAAATGCTAGTACACTAGCAAAGTACCAAGAAGGTATATTAAGATTTCCGTTGAGAGATGTTGTTAGTTCAGGACCTAGAATGAGAGGTACATACATAAATATATCATACATGACAAGAAGTATAAATAAATTTAATATCTTTGCAATACTTGCAAAATACCGAAAATCATATAACTAATGGCAAATTACTTAGACTTAATGAATCAATTACAGGACAGAAGGAGAGCTGATTTATCAGAATTTAATCCTACTAATCCTTACAGTTCTTCAGCATATACTTATCAAGATGCGGGAGATTTATATAATCAAGCTCAAGGAGAAGCTTTACAAGACGCTCCAGAAGGATACATTCCCTCTGAGTATTACGAATCTCCATCTATAGAACAAAAGGTAACATCAGGAATGAGTAATATATCAACAGCTAGTACAGCGGTTGATAAATTATCAAGCCCCATAGGTAAAATAGGTCAAAAAGTTATTGATAAAGGGCTTCCTCAAGGAATGACAGCGCTTCCTCCAGCAACAATACCAAATTTTCCAGTAGGAGATGTGGGACACGTGGCAGGAGTAAAAGGGGTAGCAGGAGCAGAAGGAGTTATGGGGGCAGCTCCAGCAACAATACCAAATCCAGCTGCCACTGGAATGTCCGCAGCGGGAAGTGGAGCGATAGCAGCTGCGGCTTACACAATAGCAAATGACAACAATCCGTATACATATAAAACTCCAGAGGCTGTAGGTATGGGGGTAGGAGATTATATGGCTGCAAAAACAGTAATGGGGATGGCGGGAGTAGCAGCTCCGTGGGTACCTATCGCTGCAGCTGCTTTAGGATATTTATTTAGAAGTAAAAAATCTAAAAAACTAAAAAGACAAGAACAAGAGATAAAGCAAGAAACAAAAAATTTGTATTCCCAAAACATGATAGAAGAAAGAAAAAAAAGAAATTTAATGTCAGATTTATCTAGAAAAGCAAAAGGAAATACTATTTATGGAGGAGCTTTATCAAATCAAAACACAATGGGAGCAAGTGGGATGAAATATAATTACAACTCAGGAGGGGTTAATTTAAAAAATGTAACAGCAGAGTTTACAGGCAATGAATTGATTGTAAATAATCAAAATACTGTAGAAGAAGGTATTGCTGAAAAAAATTACTCTAAAGCTGCAAAACCCATAAGAGAAGCAATGAGAGGAGGTAGAATAACTCCTGGTCCTGAAACACATCAAAATAATCCAATGCCTGTAACTTCAGATGGAAGTATATACGCAGGTGGAGGTGCGTTACCTTTTAAGGTAGGAGATGGAGCTGGTATATATGACCACGCTTCTGACCAGTTTAAATCTACTATGTCAGATAAACAAATTGCTATGGTAGCAGAAAAAAATATAAAGAAGTGGAAATCTAATAATATGTATTCATAATGCCAAATCCAACAATTAGAAGAAGAAATGATTCAGGAGGAGAATTAAGTTCCGAAATAAACGCTTTTGTACAAGAGTTATATGGAATGAAGTTAGGATGGACTATTACCTCTACTAAACGAGGTAAACCAGGTTCTAGACACCATTCATTTGACGCTATGGATGTAGGTGTTTGGGGTAGTGATGACGCTTCTATGTTACAATTCTTTTTTGGAGAAGACTTTGACCCGTCAGATTATTCTAATATGGGTAAGATAAAAATGACTGACGATGGGTTAGCGTTTTGTAAAAGACACAACATAAGAATATTGGATGAAAGAAACGCAGATGGTGGACCACATTTTCATTTTGAAGCTGTAACAGAAGATACAGCGGATAACGTTGTAGAATCAGAAGACGAGGCAACATATCATACTGAAGGTAGATTAGTGACTATACATGAAACTGACGCCTATGAATATGGTATACAAGTTGTGAAGAACGAACATACATATGTAAAAAACGATTATAATAAATCAGAAGAATATCAAAATTCTGTTAAAGATGGTGAAAATGTAGATTTAACAGCAATGACTACAAATGATAATAATGGTATACAACCAAAGACAGGAGGAGTCACAGAAGAAATAAAGTGGGTGAATACCAACGAAACAATATTAAACAATGAATCAACAGAAGAAGAATTAGTGTCCGAAGAACCTCTTTCAGGTAAAATTAGTGGAGTTGTAACAAACACAAAAACAGGAGATATAATACCAAATTCTAAAGTAACTATAACAGACCAGGATGGAAATACACAAGTAGTTACAGCAGATGAGAATGGTACTTATACCTCAGAAAATATAGACATTAATAAAAATTATACTATTTCCATAAAAAATGATGCAGGTGAAGAATTGGAAAAAATAGAGACAAATAGTGAAGATTTTGTAGGTGGTAATATTACTAGAGACTTAAATATGATTCAATCCGATTCAGAAGAAATAGAAGAAGAGGTAGTAGTTGAAGAAGAGATAGTTCCTGAAGAAGAGGTGGTGGTAGATAAAGAAACATCATTACCTAAATTAGAATATAAGGTTCAAGTTGGAGTTTGGGAAGGTGAAAGATTAAATGAAAAAACACAATCACTGTTGAACAGGCTAAGAGAAGATGAAGGATATACAGTAATTAAAGAACTTGACAAAGGAATTTTATACAGGTACAGTATGTATAAGGTAGAAGATGGGCCAGTTACAACAAAAGAAGCAGCAGACAGACTTCAAAAAGAACTTAGAAATTTTGGATTTGTAGACGCGTTTACCTATGCAGAGAAAACAGAAAATGATGAATTGAGCTCAACAAGAATTCCAATGGCCCAAGCTGAAAAGTTAGAATTATCTATTAGGATGGAGAATATATCTAACACAGGTGGGGTAAATTACAGAGTTAAAGTAGGAGTTGTCGAAGGAGATGTAAATGAAAAAACACAAGCAGTATTTGATAAAATAGAAGAAAGCGGTGAATATGTAATCAAAAAAGAATTAGATAAAGGGATAATATATAGCTATACAGCTGAAAGAAAAGACGGAGCAAATACATTAGAAGACGCAGAATCAATAAAGAAAGCTATGAATGACGCTGGAATTAAAGATGCGTTTATTTATGCAGAAGATAAAAGTGGGAACAGAATTAACATGGGAGAAGCTGCAGAAGCACAAAAAAAGTATAATGAGAAAAAGAAAGAGGAAGAAGTAGATGAAAAAGACTTAGAGGGAGATATCAATGAAGATGCAGTAGAAGAAGCAGTAGAAGTAGACGAAGTAGAAGTAGACGAAGTAGAAGATGTGGATGAAGTAGAAGAATTGGATGAACAAGAACTACTCGACCAAGAATGGAGGGAAGAAGAAATAGAAGAGTTAGAAAAAAATAAAGAATATATAGATGAGATATTTGCAGAAAATCCAGAAATAGCAGCAAAATATGAAGGGGTACCTATTGAAAAATATAGTGAAATAGATGGGTATTATGAAGAGGTGTATGAACCAATGTACGAAAAAGAAGAGGTAGCGTTAGAAAATCAAAGACAAGTAAATAAAGAAGCTACAGGAGTACTAGAAACAAATGAAGAAAGAACAAAAAGAGAAAGTGATACTGCTAGGTTTAACGAGTTAGAAGAGAAAAAAAATAACAATACAATTACAGCAGAAGAACAAACTGAACTTACTAACTTAATGTATAGTTACGGAAACAACGACCTTAATGAATTATATGAATCAAATAAAGTAGAACAAGCAGAAAAAGATGCTAATAAAGAATCTGGTAAGGGAGATGTTACTAATGTTGAATTAGAACAACAAGAAAGAGATAAAGAAATAGAATCTGAAGAATTAGAAGCAGAAAGAGAAGAAAATTTTAGGTTATACGGAACAAGAGAAACAGACGAGCAAAAATATACTAGGATAGAAAAAGAAAAAGATGAGAACGAAGAAAAAGGTTTAGGGAGATTAACAAATGTACAAGTTGAAGACGAAAACGTAATATTTAGTACACCTAATTCTGAGAAAGCTCTTAGAAATGAATTAAAAAAGGATTTAAAAAATAAAGAAGACGCTTTAGAAGCTTCTGATTCAGAAGAAGAAAAATTTCAAATAGATAAAGACATAAAAACTACAAATTTAGCTTTAGAGTATTTAGAGTTAAAAAAAGAATATGGAAATAAAGATGATGTATTTGACATTAATACCTTTAGAGAAGCTGTAGAAAATAATGACAATCAGCAAATCTCTATGTTTTATAACGACCAAAGAGGTGCGGTTATAAATAAATTAGAATCACAAAGAAAGTCAATTGTAGATGGAAGTTTTGAAGGTACAGAAAAAGAAAAAGAAAAAATACTATCGACATTAGAAAAAATAAACATATCAACACAAAAGAGCGAGTTACCAGAGTTTGATTCAGAGTATGATAAACTTCTATATATGACTAACTCAACAAATGAAGATATAAATAAGTTAAAAGCTCTTGAAGAAGATAAAAAATTAATAGAAAAAGAAGGCAAGGTAAATGTACAAATAATAGATTTAGCAAATCAGGACGTAGCAAATTCAGGGGTTACAGATACCGATATGTCTGCAAACAATAAATATGTTTTAGTTGAAAATCCAAAAGACGGTACAAGTAAATATGTTTTAAAAGACTGGGTAAATAGTTTTAGTGAAAACGAAGAAGAAATAGAAAGACTAGAAAAAAAAGAAACAAATGGAACTATTTTACCAGAAGAAAAAATTACGTTAAAAAATTATAAAGCAAATAACTTTCATAGTAGAGATATTTTATCAAATGATTATATCTTTGACAAAACAAAAGGACATCCTGACGGAATAGCTGGTCGTTATAGGGGAGGTACAGATGAAGTTGATTTGTTTATAGCAAATAGAAAAAAGAAAATATTTGAAACTGGAGCTAATCCAGATATAAATTTAAGTCCAGAACAAATTGCTAAATTTGATGAGATAAAGTCGGAAGACTATGATATATCTAATTTAGAAAATGATTTAGACCAAATAATATCATACAATCCAGAAGCATTTGAATTTGACACAGAATTAGAGTCAGTTGAGGAACCGAGAAGTATGGGTCCTACTGCTCAAGAGTTGTTAAAAGGTACGATGGACGTAGCTAATGGTATTATGGATTCATTTGGAGGTCCTGACGCTTTAATAAACGCTGTTATGGGTAAGAAAGCTTTAGCCGCTGCAATGAAAGATGTTACACCTATGGAACAAGCTAAATTAAGCCCTATGTTTCAAGAACACTTAAGAGAAACAAAAGAGCTGTCTAAAAGAGGGTATCATCCATCAGAAGAATTAAAAATTAGAAGAGGTATAGACAAAGCTTATCAACAAGGATTAGAGAATAGTATTAGAGGTACAGCAGGAGATAGAGCAAAATATTTAGCTTCTTCAGGTATATTTGACGCTCAAAGAACATCTGCTTTATTAGAAGTATCTGCTCAAGACGCAGCTTTACAAAGAGAAAATCAAAAACAATATTCCGAATTACTTGTATTTAAAGAAAACTTTGACTCCGAGCAACAAGAATCTAAAAGAACTGAGAACTTACAAATGCAATTAGCAAACAAGAAAGCAGCTTCTGAATTTGCTGGACTTACATTTGCTAATGCTTTACAAAGTATGAGAGGGTCTAATTCATTATTAGACCAAATTAAAAATGGACTAGCAAATACACAGGGAGGATATAATATATCTTCTAAATATGAAGATAATACTAACTTAAACGAAAACGAAGAATAATGGCAATAGATTATGGATTTTGGTCTACGCTGAGCACAGGTTATAAATCTGCACAGGACAGAAAAAGTCAAAGAGATTCTGAATCTTTGAAAGAATTGCAATATATGCAAATGTTGCAACAACAACAAACACAAAGAATAAATCAACAAAACGCTATACAACAACAAATACAACAGGCGGAAGATACAGCTACACAAATATTAAATTCATCTTTTGGTAGACAAAAAGATGTTGACGATATGAAGAAGTGGCATGCAGAACATTCTGGATGGGGAGATATAAAAAATATAATACAACAATATAACGGAGACTATACACAAGCTAGATTGTATGGTAATTTAGATTATTATATAAATCAATATAAGATGAATATAAATAATCCAGACGATGACCCTACTAAGGGAAATCCAATATTGAGAAGAGTTACAAATAATAAAGCTAATTTAACTAACTTTACAGCAGCTGCACAAAACCCAGAAACACAAAAGTTAATTATGTCTGGAGACCATGAAAGATACACCGCTTTTATAAACGGAGAAACAGACGAATTTGATTATGTGGGAATGAGAGGAGATTGGGATTTATCTACTATGATGGAAGACACTGACAATGGTCAAGAAATAAGTTATGAAGATTTTTATGCTAAAAACGAGGTAGCGATACTAAATGATATGTCAAGAGATACTGGTATAGACAGAAATACTTTACAAGAAAACCAACAAGCGGTAGAAGTATGGACTAGAAAAAATTTAAGATGGGAAGAAGACCAAGAGGTGTATGGTACAAAAGCAATAGAAACGAGTTATGTTTTACAGTTTGAAAAAAACTTAGACGCTGTTCCAGAACTTTTACAAAATTATAAGGGTTCTATAGATGGGTTTACAGTAAATGATGTTTTAGATATGGAACAAGAGCATGGTACTGGTTCAATAAGTGGGTTCCAACAATTATTAGAAAGTTTAGACCCTGAAAATAACAATACATCATACACAGAATTATGGGCAGGAATAGGTGGTTATGACACAGAGTCAAGAGGTTATGAAAAATGGATGGGTTCTGGAGACCAAATGAATACATCTGGACAAATATTAACAGACAAAAACATACAAACAGCAGTTTTGACAGCTCAGTATGGTGACTCTTATTTTTCTGAAAATGGAACAATAAATAATATGCAATCAAAAGGATTGTACAATGAAAACGGAGTATTAGTAACAGATGATGATATAACTGGAACATGGTGGGAAAGAGGATTAGAAGTTGGAGGTACAACAGGAACAGTAGGGTTTGGTGCAGGATTGGTTACAACAGGTGTAGCGGCTCCAGTAGTAGCGGGGATTAGTGCTGTTGGAGGATTTGGACTTGGAGCTCTAGGATTTAATCCTTATGGAGAAGAAGAGGCTATGGACCTAAAATACAATGGTACTTATTTAGGATTCAGAGTTTCAGGAGTAGACCCGCAAACAGGACAACCTACATCAATGTTAATTACTAGGAATACAAATAAAAACGATTTACAAAAAATAAGAGACAATATGGGTGATAGACCTGTAGAGGTAGTTATGATAAACGAATTAATAGATAGTGATACCTTTAGTGCGGATGACGCTTTTTATGATGTTGTAGATTTAAACAATGTTTCTTTTAGACAACAAATGGATGAAATGACAGACAGCGAAAGTTTAAGTAAGGTTATTAATGAAAAAAATTCATATGAAACTAAAAAGTCAAACGCTGCTTATTATGAAAAACAAAAAGATAGATTAGAATTAGATTTAGCAAATATATACACAGAGGGTAATACAGAAATTTTACCACAAGTAGCAACTTCATATAAGTCTAATATAGAAACTAGTTTGGTTGTAGGTGGAGTAAGTGCAGAAAATGGACACTTAACATCACCAATGATAATGAGCTGGCTATTAACAGAATCAGAAAAAGCTTCAGAAGGAGATATGCAACAAACTAATAAATTATTTGAACAAGCTACGTCTGGATTAAGCTCATTAATTAGTAAAGACAAAACACTACAAGAAGCTTTAAAACAAGGACCAAAAGGATTTATGAACTGGTATTCTAAAAATACAGATAAAGAAACTTTTAAAAAATTCCAACAAACAAACAAAAAGTGGTCTAAATATTTTACATTAAAGAAATAACATGGCAGATAATATTACAGGGTATGATTTACCAGCAGAACAAGAAACTAATTTAATTTCTACACCAGACGAAGCTATTGAAAGTTATGATGGAAAAAGTAGTACAGATGTTTTTAATAGTTTATTAGGACCTTCGCAAGAACAAGTACAGCAACAAGAAAATATAGACAAATACTACGAGAGTAGAGCGGCAGGAAATATGTTGCAAAACGAAATGGGTGGATTTATGCAGCCTATACAAGAAGACGCTTCAGGTAGTGTTTCTATGGTAGACCCAGATGCAGTTATAGGAGGATTTACATCAGACGCAGGTAGAGCTATAAGAGCGGGTTGGGGAGATTTAGTGTACGGTACAGGAGATGCTATAGATTATGTGTCAGCTGTTATATCTCCTAATGACCCCGAACCAAACACAGCTGTAGGGGATTGGTTAAAGAAAAAAGGAACAGATTTGCAAAATGAAAATTTATTAATTATATCAGAAGACTTACAAGATGTTACATGGCAAGACATGTTTAAAGCAGAAATGTGGTCTTCTAAAGTTGCTAGATTAATTCCATACGCTGCTTCGTTTATGATTCCTTATGGTGGAGGAGCGATGATAGGTGGTAGATTTGGAAGTTGGGCTATGAAAGGATTAGCTCAAAGTGGAAAAGTTGGAAAAATGAGTAGGGTAGTTTCTACTACATCTGGAGGGGAAAAGGTTTCAAAGTTATTGTATGGTACAAATAGAGTTGGAGGCTCTGGACTAGCTCAACATTTAGCTATTGATGCGGGTAAAGCTGGTATTATAGTTACAAAAGGAGCGAGAAATGCTTCACAAATGATAGGAGGTGGTCTCGCTGCCAATACATTTGAAGGTGTATATTTAGGAGGTGAAACATATAATCAGGGTATTAAGGAAGGACTAACAAAAGAACAAGCTGCAAGTGCTGCAAGTGGAGTTGTTTGGGACAACTCTAAATGGGCAGCGGTAGACATTATTCAATATGGAATATTATTTGGAGGGCTAGGTAAAACTATGAACATAAATAGAGTGGCTAGACTAACTCCAAAACCAATGGCTTTTAGCGCTAGTGTCGGTGGAGTTATAAAACCCTTAGTACAAAGAGGTCTTATAAATTTACCTACAGTTGGTGTTTATGCAGGAGTAGAGGGATTTTCTGAAGGAGTTCAAGAAACATATCAAGAATGGATTAAATACGCTAACTTAAATGATGTACAAGGTAAGGGTTATGATTCATATACAGATTATATAAAAGATGCGGATGGTAATTTTACTAAAGAAGCTAGAGACATATTTTGGACTTCTGTAGGTTTAGGAGGAGCTATGGGGGGAGTAAGAGGTGTGGTAGATGGAGCTGCTGAAAGACAAAAAATGTTAGATGAAAAAATAGAGAAAACTGAAAGATTAAGATTATTAGCAGAAGACGGAAGCTATTCAGAAGAATCTATGAGAGACTTCCAAAACTTATCTGACGAGTTAGTAGCAGACCATATATGGAATTACGAGGGAGATGCTAGTAAAATGAAATCTGTAATAGAGCAACAAGTGCAAGACGGAAAACTAACAGAAGAAGGAAGAGATAATATATTTCAGACTATAGACAGAATGACTGAAAACTATAATAAACATTCTGTAAACACTACATTAACAGAAGCTGGAGCTAAACAAGTTTTTTATAGAGAAAATAGATTAACTAGAAACAATTCACAACAAGAACAAGTTAAGTCTATATTTAACGAACAAAGAAAAAAAGTTAAAGAAAATGTTTCTACTGAAAATCAGAAACAAAAGCTGAATGATATTAAGATGGAAGAAAAGGCTGTTTTAGAAGTATTAAAAGCAGAAGAAAAGAAACTTAAAAACGAGATAGAAAATTTCTATTTACAAAAAGAAGAAGTCTTAACTAAAGAAGGGAAAGCAGACAAAAGATATAAAAAGAGATTAACTTCTGAGGAAACGGAAAAATTTACACAGAAGGGTGAAAAAAGAATGACAGCTAGGGAAGCTAAAGAATCTGGTATGTCTATAGAAGAATACAGAGAGTCTAAGAAAAAACAAGAAGGTAAGGGGTTTTTAAGTAGAGCTTTTGACGCTGTTAAAGGAGTAGCTCAGAAAGGTGCAGACACTGTAAGAGGGGTAGCTAAAAAAGGTGTAGAGACAGTACAAGGCTTAAGAGGTAAAACACCAAAAGAAGTTTCAGAAAGCGCAAAAAAATTAGTCGCAAAAAATGTAGTTGACGCTGTAGATAGAGCTGAAAGAATATTAAAAAAGTCAAAAACTTCACAACAAATAAGAAGAGCTTTTACTGAGTTAAAAAAGAAGATGAAAGGTATGGCTGGTGTATCTGTAGAGACCTATAAAAAAGCAGAAGAATATTTGAAGGGTAAACAAAACGGAACTATTACAGAGTCATACACGGAGTGGGCAAACAAACAGGGAGAAAGTAAAAAAAAAGCGGTAACTGAAAAAAAAGAAGTAAAATTACCTGAAGAACCTAAATCAGAAAAGGTTCGTAAAAAAATTCCAATACTAGATAAAGTTAAAAAATTAGCTAAAGCTATAGCTGAAAAAGGTGGTGAAATTATAGTAAAAGCTTCTTCTATAGTTCCTACTAAATCAGGTAATAGTTATACAATAACAGACAGCAAGGGTAGTAAAATTAAATTTTACAATAGAGAAGGTAAGGTAGGTAACCAAACTGTAGATACATTTTTAGCTAAGTATATATCACAAGATACAGTAGACGTAAAAATAAAACTAGTTTTACCTAAAGACGGTCAAGAAAATGTTGTTAATATAGACGGTCAATTATTTTTTCAATTTGGTAATGATTTATACCAATATAAAATGGTTGCTGAAGTTGACGGTCAAGTAATAGGAACTATTGAATATAGAGACTATGATGTTAAAGACGAAAACATTACAAGAGCAAAAAAATCTACTACGGTTAAAGAAAAGATAAAAGAGACTAAAGATAAAATAAAATCTATTTATGAAAAAGTAAAATCTAAAGTATCACAAGAAGAAACAAAACCTTCTAAAGATAATACATTTGAAAAATATGACGGAGCTGTACCCAGAAGAAACCATGAGGTATATACAAACGCAGGTCTTGGTGAATATATTATGTTACAAAGGCTTATAAAAAAAGGATTGGTACCTGCAGACCAAGCTTATATTGTAAGTGGAAAGTTATTAGACTCTTTTGGTAATCAAGCTGTGTCATTAGCAATAGGTAGTACACTGTTAATTACAGAAGGAGGAACTGTAGGAACAGATATTATACACGAATCAGGACACGTTTGGTATAGAATGCAAGCTGAATCTCCATTAATTAAAAGAGTAAATAAATTATTAGTTGAATCAGATATATTTGATTTAACATCCATACAATATCCTGAACTAACGTTAATTGATGTAGGAGGAACTGTTATGACAGTAGGTACATTTGTAGAGTTACAGAAAGGTATCATGAATAATAGTAATGAAGTTAAAAGTGATATTAAGGACATTATAACAAACATTGTAAAGAACGAAGGTGTAGATGATACTAAAACAGCAGAACTATACGCATCTCTTATAACACAACTTACTACAAAAAGAAGAGGTGGAGCTATAGCTAAAAAACTATCTAATTTAGAACAGACACACATACTAGAAGAGTCTTTTGTAAGAACATTAGAAGCTAATACGTATGGTAGTTTAAACTCTATAATTAAGGATAGTAAAGTACAAAAACAACTAGAAGAGGATTTAATTAAGTTTTATAAAGAAACTAAAAAACTTGCTACAGACGAAGAAGCTAGGGAATTTTTAAACTTAGTAGACGATGTAGTACCTACCCTTACGTTAGAGGCTGCAATGAAACACATACTATTAAACTTTGGTAAAAAGGGTGATATACAAAATTCAGGATACGCAGGAATTAACAGAGCTAAAAAAGCTTCATTTAGAAAAGCTACAGAATATTCGTTAGTTCACACATTTTTAAATTATGAGTTAGGCAAGGGATTAACAGACGAACAAATAGCAGATAATGTAATTAAAAGAATAGACAAGTCTGGACTAATTAATTCTAAGTCATTAAAGAAAAAACAAAAAGACCAGTTAAAACAATATATAAGAGCTGTTTTATATACAACTAATCCTAAGTATAAAAAGAATTTAGCTGGTAGTGATAAATTGTTAATAGAAGCAATACTTAAAGAAAAAGGTATAGGTCTTGATTCTGAAAAAGGGAAACAACTTACAATACAATTTGAGGAACAAGAACTTAACGATGAAACAGATTTAAATTTAGCTGACCAGCATAATGACGAGTTAAAGAACATGAATATGCCTAAAACTCTTACTAACTTTTTTAAGGCAGTTGCAGAAATATACAATGTAAAACAAACAGAGTCTCCTTTTGAAAGAAAGAAATTAATGTACCAATTATATAATCTTGCTAAAAAGGTAAAAAAGAATCCAGAAGATTTTATAATGATGGTAAGAGAAAGTAACTCTGTTGAAATACAACAAATGCTTTCTATATTAGATAACAAAGTATTTGAAAACGAAAACTATACAGATGCTAAGTTGTTACAAATATCTAATATATTCCAGAGTATGGTAATTGAAAGATTACAAGGAGATATGTTACTTATAAAAGAAGGACAATATGAATGGAAAGATAACACGCTATTAAGTAGAACAACAGAACAAAGTGTTATTACTAGAATGATAGACAGTTGGTCTAATTTATCTAAAGCTAAACAGAAACAAAAAATGTCTAGTTTAGAAAATATATACAACAAAGTTGCAGAAGACAACTATAGTGAATCTTCTAAGCACCAAGGTACAGTAGCTATATTAGAAACTTTATTTAAAGATACAGATGGTTTTGAAAGAATAGATATAGACGCTGTATTAAACGAAACAATTATATGGAACAACAAACCAATGTTTTTAACAGATGTGTTTTTTGAATCACAAGTAGGATTACAAGGAATTAATCTAAAGCATGGTAGATGGATGTTGTTTAACAAAAAAACAGAAAAGTGGACTACTAAAGTAAATGAACAAGCGCAAGCTTATGATTATACTAAAAATAATTTACAATCATTTAAACAAGTTTTAAGAGAAGTTATGGTATTGTCTAGACCCATGAACTATTTGTCTATTGTAGACAACGTAACAGGTGACGGTATTAGTATATTTAATAATAATAACGCATTACATAATCAAGCTTATGATTCGGTAGAACAAATATTAGGTATAGATAAAAGAAAGAAAAGTATATTCAATCCTAAGAATAATATATATTCTAAAATGATACAAGAAAAAATGGAAAAGAATATATTATTTGATGGGAGAACTGGAGAGATACTAGACAATCCATTTGACATAAGTGTTCATGCTGGTATGTATAGATATACTCCAGGACAACAAACCATAGAGAGATGGGACAATGGAGCTAAATCTATGACAGAAATAGACCCATCTGAAATGATGGCTATTGATTTGTATCATTTTTTAAATACAGTACAAAAACAAAAAGACGGAGAGTCTGTTTTATACGACCAAGCTATTGGTACATTCTCTGATAAGAGTAGAAGATATTATGTTAAGTCTATAGCTATAACAGATGTAGCTAGTAGAAATAAAGTTTTAGAAACGCTATATAATAATCCAGCATTAAAAGACAAGTATATAAAAGGTGGTGACGTGTTTCCTTATACTATTGTAAAAGATAAAAAAGGTAATTATCAAATCAAACAGATAGACGAGGAGTACAATAAGTTTATGTTAGAATTAAGAAAAAACCCTGACTTGTATGACAATAATAAATCTTGGCAAAACAGAACAGAAGAACAAATTAAAAACTTTTTAACTAGTTATATAGCTAATAAATTTATGGCTCAACAACTATTAGGATACGACCATAAACAAGCTAAAGATGAGGTAGATTATATTAAAAGATTAGCTGGAAGTATTGCTTCTCACACTACGTATGACCATAACACAACATTTGAACCTGTTATTACAAAAGATTATTATGTAGATAAAGAAGGTAATATATATACAGAAAACGAAATACCTGAAGGAGTAGAAGCTTGGATAGAAAATGATGCAGCAGGATACATATTACCACAGCAAGCTAAAATAATTACAGAAAAGTATGGAGGAGTTAAAGATGTAGGAGGTGTATATAAGTTTGTATATAATTATAGACAAGAAGATGGCAATACCGTATATTTAAAGTTTGCTGTACAAGTCTTGACTCCAGACATGGAAAATACAAGTAAGATACATAAAAATATAGCTAATGTATTAAGGGAAAGAAATAGACGTATAGCAGACGCAGTAATACCTACATATGATGTAAGAGACTCTTTATACTTCACAGAGTCAAAAGACAATACATTTAGTCATGGACACTTAGTTATAGCGGCTTCTGAGTCATCTGCTAAATTATGGTTTGATGGTATTAACGGAGAAAAGGGAAGTCAGTATATATACGATGTAAGGAACTTGAGTGAAATTAGTAGTATACATGATGGTGTTACAGAAGAACAATCTTTACAAGAAGAGTATAAGAACATGGACCTTATTATGGACAAACAAGATGAGTTGTTTATAAAAGGAGATAGATATGACTCTAACAGAGAATTTAAAGGTTTAGATGGTAAAGGTTTAGGAATACAATTAGAGTTAGATAAACAAAAAGAAGAAAGATACTTTCCTTCGCAATTATTTTATAATCTAGCTAACAACATGAACTCTCCTAAAGACATGGAGACTCTTAATAGAATGTTAGAACTTCGTAAAAATGTAATGGAGAAATCTAACAAAGAGAGAAATCTTGATGAAGGAATGATTACATCTTCCGAGGCAACAACAAAAGATGTGTTTAATGAAATGGATAATTTCAAAGATTCTGTTGACCCAGCAGTATTTGGACAGTTAATTGCTTCTATGTTTGGTAATATAGATGGAAGGTATCCTGCAATAAATTCTGTATATAACTCTATAGCTAATGGTAGGGTAGCTAAGAAGGGTACTAAGATGTATACAAAGGGAAGTATCGCTTATCAGTCATCTTCATTAGGTATGGGTTTGAAAGCTTTTGAAGAAATGACTATTGATGGTAAAAAAGTTGTAGTTTCAGAAGCATTTGTACCTGGTTATTTACAAAAACAAGGAGTTAAAGAAGGGAATTTGTTTTTAGGAACTAGAATACCTTCACACGGTAAGGTAAGTACAAGTGTATTTATAGTAAAAGGATTTCACGGACAATTAAAAGGAAGTCCTACATCTAAGATAACTATACCAGCAGAAGTTTCTGCGTACTGGGGAGCTGACTTAGATGGTGATTCAGTTCACATGAATTTTAAATATAACAAAGATGAAATAAAATCAACTGATGATTGGAGAAATGATAGTAATGAATTTTTTGATTTATATGTAGATTTAGTTAGTAGAGAAGATGTAAGAAAAGAAATTACAGCAAACATAGATTTTGTATCAGACGTAGAGAGTGTAATTGGAAAAGAAAGACCTACAGTAGAATCACAATTAACTCCTATAGGAGACTCAAAAACATTTAAAGAAAATGTACCTACTAAAATGCTTGTAGGTATTGTAGCTGCTTTACAAAGAAGTTTAAATATATTTTCTGTTAGTGGTGTAGAGTTAGGTTTTGAAGTAGATATTAACGGAAGAAAAGTAGATAAGTTTTATGATGATAGAAACGCTGAGGACGGAGTAGGAAACTGGTTTGGATTAGCTCAGTTATTAAATATAGTATTAGATAATGCTAAACATCAATATGCAGATAGATTAGGATTAAACGAACAGTCTGTAGCAGGGTTTGTAATGTTAAGAAGGTTGGGGTATTCTTTACAAGAAGTTAAAGATATATATACATCTGATATTGTACAAAAGTATTTTGAATGGCAAAAAACAACAGATGGTAAAAGATTTGTTTCTTCTTCTGCTACAATAGAGCAACTGTTAGGTACAAAAAAGAAACCTGGTAAAAAGAGTTCAGACTTTAAAAAATGGTTAAAAGACACTTATGGTAGTAGCTCAATGTCAGATAATGAAATAAAAGACTTAAGACTTGTATATAATTTAGAACAATTTAATAAAGACGTAGCTCAACCTATAGGTAAGGCGTTTACAGTGCATCAATCTATTGAAAAAAATCCTTTAGAGTTAAGAGGTGTAGTTAAAAAGATTGAAGATGTTAAGAATGACCCTAAAAGAAATATGGGAGGTTTATTTGAAAATCCTATTCTAACACATGCTTTAGAATTATTTGACAGTATGTTAGAGAGAGCTTCTGTAACAGATATAAGATACACTCCTTATATGCAATCTATAATGGAAGAGGCTTATAACGATAAGAAAGGATTACTATATAAAACTAAAGACCAAAAAAATAAGATTATAAATAAATTAATATCTGATAAAATGGTAGAAAATATGGAAGGTATTATTTATCCTACATCTACTAAGAGTGGTTTAATAAATGGATTAAAAGATATAATTAAATCTAAACCAGACAACAAGTTTATTAAAGCTATTAAGATAGTTAAAAACAGTAAGGGACGTGAGATTGTTGTGTTAAACAGACAACTATTAAATGAGTTTATTACAGAGTCTGAAATTAATGAAATTAAAAAAGACTTTAATGAATTAACAGAAAGAGAACAAACTATAATGTTTAATATAGAGTATAAGTTTTTTGACTTTGGATTTAAAGAAGATTCTCTTACACCTTTATTTTCTGATAAGTTTATAAAAAAGATAAATGGGTATATGGAAAAAACTATAGACTCTATGAAAGAACCATCGTCTTCTAATTTAAAACCTTTAGGAATTATTGAAACAATAGAATCTAAATTAACAGAAGAAGCTAAAAGAGAAGATGATATAAACAAACAGCTAGAACAAAGAGCAGAACAAGCTAAAGAACAAAAACAGGATATACAAGGTAACATGACGCTAGAAACATTAGAAGAACAAGCTATAATTCTAGGAAATAAGAAAACAATAAGTCATGGTTACAGTACTTATAACGAAACTAATTCTGATATAACTAAATTAATAAAACCAGGAAACACTCTTGTAGTAATAAGTCCACCTATAAAAAGAAATAGTATAGATGAAATTAGTAATTTAGATAAATGGGCTCAAAGTGAAGGGTATGATAATTATGCGGACATTAAAGAAAATGGTAATAAATATCACAAATCATTTATTAAAGGAGAGTCTCCTATATACATATACAAAATAAAGAATGTTTCTTCCGCTACAGAAGTTACAAGAGCTAAGAAAGCTTTTGACAGATATAATAGTGAGGGTAAGGAATATATGGACAGCAATGATATGTTGTCGTTTAACGAATGGTTAGAAGACAAAGGAATAACTGTAGAGTCTATTACAAAAGATAGTTTAATATATTCTAGATTGAAAGAAAGATACAGAATGTATGTAGTAGATTATAATATAGCAGAAGACTTAACAGACGAAAAGCTTACTAAAGAGCAATTACAAAAACATACTGACGAGTATTTATATGACGCTATGACTAAGTTAGATAAATTAGATAGCTCAGCTACAAATAGAGCGAAACATTTAATTAGAACTGAAATAGCACAAAGAGCTTTTGAAAAACAGACTAAGTTTTTACAAGAAAAAGCAGACTTACAAAACTATGATTTTAAAACTCCTTCTAAAAATGATGACATATCTTGGTTAAGAAAATGGATGGGTTCAAACAATATGACATCTAAAAGACCTGAGATACAATACATGATAAATGAAATAGAGAAAAACTATTACAACTATATAGATAGAAACAGAATGTATGTTAATGAAATTAATAGTGTACACGACAAGCTAATAGAATCTAAAATGAAAGGTATAGGTATATCTGAAAGAATAAAAGGTAAACTTAATATGTCTGAAAGATATGAAAAACTTTATGGCAATATTACACAAAGAACCAAAGAAGGTAAAGTGATAATGTTGTCTAGAGAGGAAATAAATAGAAAAAGAGATTCTTTAAGTAAAGAAGAATATGATTACTGGAATTTATACCAACAAATAAACGAAAAGTTTGGAGGTATTATTAGACAGGAGAGAGGAGACAAAGTAAAAAATATACAAATGGGAGATTTAGAAATGTTCTCAAAAGAAGGACTTTTTGGATTATATGATATGAGAATGGGTAAGAATATGAATGTAGAAAATGTTAAGTTATATTTTGACGTAAATGGAACAGAAGTGTTAATGCCTTTAAGTAGTATAAGAACTTATTTAAAAAGTGCTGGTACAGCAAAAGAAAGAATTGCTGGTGTTACATTATTAGAGAAACTAAAACGTAAAGCAACAAATCTTAAGAAAAAAGGAACACATGAAGATGGAAGTAAGATAACATTAACAGATGCAGAGATAGACGCTTTATTAAATGATGGTGATGCTATTGCAAAAATGGCAGAAGGAGTTCCTCCTGGTAAACTAACAGAAGCAGATAAAGCTTTAATAGAAGAATACAAAAGAAGACAATTAACAGAGTTTGAACATATGTCTATGGATTTAAATGGAGCTTTGTTAGAGTTTGTTAGAGGTACTCTATTTAAACATGGAGACGTTATAAGAGATAACTATGGTAATGCTATTAATATGCAAGACAATCCTTTTGTAGGTATGAAAAATATGTCTGTATTAGTTGATTCTATAATACAGTTTAATAAAGAAAACGGTAATCAAAACGCAGCTGAATATCTAACTAGATGGTGGAAAGAATCGTTTTTAGAAAAGAAAGAACGTAAACTAAATTCAGCAGAAAAAATTATGGATTGGTTAGTAAGACTAACTACATTAAGGCTTTTAGGTTTTAATCCTTTAGTAGCTATAGGTAATGTTTTAGCTGGTAAGTATCAAGAGTTGCGTAAAAGAGGTGGTAAGCAAATGGTTTTAGGAGAAAAAAGGTATTTCCAAGACTGGAACTATTCACAAGACTTATTAAAGAAACACAGAATTGTAGAATATAGCTTTAGTGATTTTATACATCTTGATAATAAAAAAGGAGCTTTTGGTAAAATAGAAAGAGCTTCATTTATTTTTATGGATAAATCTGAAAATTATATACAAGGAGCAGCTTTCTTAGGTATGTTAACAGAACAAGAGTATAAGTCTGGTGAAATATCACAAGAACGTGTACGACAAATAAATCATAAAATATCTACACTACACGGAGAAGGGTACACCGCTTTAGACTCTAGAATGCTGGGAACATACGCTTTAGGTAGAGCTGCTTTACAATTTAAAAAATGGTACATAACTTTAGTTGGAGATAGATTCCAACAAAGAGATATAGATAGGTTTGGAGAAGTACAAGTTGGTAGTTATACAACTGCAGGAAAATATGTACAAGGACTGTGGGGACAAATGATAAACGGAGAAATATCTATGAAGTCATTTAAAGAACAATATGACAAACTAAGTGAAGACCAACAAAAAGAAATGGGAGCTTATATAAGAGGTATTAGTTTAGCTGGTATAGTTACTTTATTAATATTAATATTAGAAGATGACGGAGAAGATGATATGGTTTTAAGAAACTTAAAAAAGTTAAGTAAGGATATAAATGTTATGACAGATTACAACAGATTTAAAAATTATACAATTATACCGTCTTCTTTTGGAACCGCTGAAAATATAGGTAATACTGTAAACTACGCTGTTAGTGGAGAAACACAAAGTAAAGATTCTTATCTAGCAGAAGAAGGAACTCCTTTATGGGAAAAAGAACTACAATATGAAATAGCTCCATTTGGTCAAACCAATAAAGAAATAAGAAAAAGTTTATATGGTGGCAGTTCTGAAAAAGAAACACCTATAATTAGATAAAATTCATTATCTTTGTAAAAAAATAAAATTAAATAAAATGGCAAACATAGACGATTTATATAAAAAAAGTTTTGGTCAATTGGGTTCTGTATTTACAAGTGTAGCTGGAGCGATTACCCCACCAACAGGTAAGGTATTTGTGGCTATTACTTTTTTAGCTACTACTAAATTAGACAGTTCAGGAGGTTTGGTAGCCGACACAAATTATGGTGATGCTGAATACGCGGGTACAGAAGCTGCGGCTCATGACGCGTCTACAGCTACAAGAATATCTGGAACTGGAGGTGACCAAGTAGATGTAGATGACGAGTTTCCTGCTGGAGTAACTATTTTTGGAAGATGGTCTGAAATTGATATAACTTCTGGAATCGTAATGGCATATATAGGAGACTAATGTTAGGACTGTCAACAGGACTAGTATATGCGATGAAGGCAGGCTCTGCTTGGGATATAACAAGTATCTCAGGATTAGCTCATTGGTTTAAGTATAATACAAATATAACATCTGCGCTTAATTTTATAAAAAATAAATAAAATGATAAATTGGATAAACGGATACAAATCGGGAAACAAAAAACAAAAATATGAGTTTAATTTTAGATTAGGTACATTTACAGTTTTAGAAATTAAAGCTTGTTTATTTTGTGATAAAAAATGTACATCTAAAAGATTTAGATTAATGATATTTAATTTAGGATTAGAAATCTAATGAAAATGACTAACGAACAATTGCATGCTGAGTTAGTAGAACTTAAGCAAGATATTAGGGAAATAAAAAAAAGATTATTAGACCCTGATGATGGAACAATTGCTCGTATTAATAAAAACACTTCATTTAGAAAATCTGCAAGAATATGGTTAGGTGTGTTTTTTACAAGTATAATAGGAATAGTTACAAAAATGTTATTTAATGGCTAAAGAATTAAATGAAGACACTACATTTAAAATGAGTGTTAAAACAATGGGAATGATAGCAGCTGGTATAGCTGTTGTTGTAGGTGGATGGTACTCACTTATGTCTGAAATACAAGAAGCTAAAGAAAGTCCTGTGCCTGTAGACGTTAATATTATTAAAGAAGAAATACTAAAAGATATACCTGAAGCTGAAATTAGCAGAATGGAGTTTGATATGAAAGACCAGATGATTCGTCAGACTATTATAACCACACAGTCAGATGTAGAAGAAATGAAAAAAACTCTTGAAAAGATAGAGGATAAGCTTTATAATAGATGAAGCCAATTTACAAGATATGGACAGCTTACATGTTAATTATTGTATTTATGCTAATAGCTGGAATGTCTTTTAGTCAAGTAGTAGTAACTCATTTTAATGCTGAATGGAACAATCCAAATAAAGCTGAGTGGGTTGGAGATTTAACTGACTGTGAAGTAACGTATATTGATATATCTGCTAACCCAAAATTACAAAAGAAACATAAAGTAGTAGTTGTACCTACAATTATTATTTTTAAAGATGGAGAGGAAGTGAAAAGATATCAGGCTGATGTAAGTTTTAAAATGACAGCTACAAGAGAAGAATTACAAGAATATGTTGAGGAGTTATTAATGGAAGACTTCTAATGAAAAAATTATTATTATTATTATTATTTGTACCTTTATTAGCGTTTAGCCAAAAAGAGACCATTATACACATAAATACAGACGGGTATCCTAACGAAACTAGATGGGTGTTACATGCTGATAGTTTATACGGTACTATATTGGGACAGGTAAACTATGGATATTATACACAATCAGATTCATCTTATACCGATACATTATACATACCTGACAGTTTAACTAATATTTCTTTTGTTATATACGATAGTTATGGTGACGGCATATCTTCACCTGGAAGTTACTTTGTTTCTATTTGTGGAGACACAATAGTTAATTATCCTACCCCATCTTTTACAACAGGATTAATATCTAATAGAACTATACCTCCATGTAACGGTCCTCCAGTTTTATCAACTTGCGTTCCGTCAATACTTAATATAAATTTAGACCAATTTCAAAGCGAAACTACTTGGGAGATACATGATTCTACAGGTAGTTTATTGTATGCAGGAGGTCCTTATTCAACAGCTCCAGATTACGAACCTCAATTTGAGAATGTTTGTTTACCTTTAGGAGAGGTGAGTCTAACTATGTATGATTCATATGGAGATGGGTTGTCTGGTAGTTTGTGGGGAGGTAATGATGGTTCGTATTATTTTATGCAATGTGGGGATACATTGGTATATGGAGATGTTGCAAATTACGGTACAGATACTACACATACATTTATCTCAGATACATGTCCTCCTCCAGTACCTATTTTAGGTTGTATGGATGATAATTATGTAGAATATAATCCTTTAGCAACTCAAAACGACAGTAGTTGTGTAACATTAAAGGTTTATGGATGTATAGATTCAACTATGTTTAACTACAATTCTATAGCTAATACTATGGATTATATAGATAGTTGTACATATACATTAACTTTATTTGATTTAGCTGGTAACGGATGGGTGGGAAGTAGATTAGACATAATGCAAGATGATACAACGTCTTATATTTTAGGATACGGAAGCAGTCAGACTTTTTATTTAACATTAAATTCTCCTGAAACAATAAAAGCTAAGTTCTTTGTTAACTCTCAAGCTAGTGGGACTGCAATAGAATGTGGATTTATATTAGTTAGTTCTTCAGGAGACACTACTTTACATGTTCCTGGGGGATTCTCTAATCCAATAATACCTTTTTATAATTACACAGGAACAACTTATTGTGGTAATGAATGTATACCTGTGGTAATAGGATGTATGGATTCTACTGCTTATAACTATAATACAGGTGCTAATACATCAGATATATGTTATTATAATCCAGGATGTGTATCTCCTGCGTATTTAACATACTACACTCAAGGATATATTGCAGATATAGATGATGGAAGTTGTAATACATTGGCTTTATTTGGGTGTACTGATTCATTATCGTTTAACTATGATTCTACAGCTAATGTAGATAACGGTGGGTGTATACCAGTAGTTGTAGGATGTATGCAGCCCTTAGCTTTTAATTATAATCCTAACGCTAATACTACCTCTCCATGTATAGCTATAGTATATGGATGTATGAGTTCTATTGCTATAAATTACAATCCTCTTGCCAATACAGATGATGGTAGTTGTATAGGGGTTATTCTAGGGTGTACAGATTCTACAATGTGGAACTATTCTCCTAGCTCAAACACAGATGACAGCTCTTGTATACCATTTATATATGGATGTATGGACGCTACTATGTATAATTATAATTCATTAGCTAATACAGACAACAACTCATGTATACCATACTCTTATGGTTGTACAGACTCTAGTATGTTTAATTACGACCCTCTAGCTAATGCCAACAACAATAGTTGTATTCCTTATATTTACGGATGTACTAACCCTACATCTCTAAACTATTGCGATAGTTGTAATGTTGACGATTTTAGTTGTATATTACCTGTATATGGATGCATGGATTCTTTAGCTTTTAATTACAACTTACTAGCAAATGTAGATAATGGAAGTTGTGTACCCGTTATACTAGGGTGTACCGACCCAATTGCATTGAATTATTGTGACTCATGTAATACAGATGATTTCAGCTGCGTGTTACCTATCTATGGTTGCACAGACAGTTCTATGTTTAATTATAATCCCTTATCTAATGTTGACAATAACTCTTGCGTTCCTTTCATTTATGGTTGTACTGACCCTAGTGCTATTAATTACAATGCCCAAGCCAATACAGAAGATTTTAGTTGTATTGATTATGTGTATGGTTGTACCGACAGTACTGCTCTTAACTATGATTCAGCAGCTAATACTGAAAATGGTTCGTGTGTGGATATTGTTGAAGGGTGTATGGACCAAACATCATTTAATTATAATGTTCTTGCTAATATTAACGATAGTAGTTCTTGTCTCTATGATGCTGGCTGTATCACTGGCCCAGGCATTCCCTATTGGTTAAACGACCCTTGCTATGCCTGGGTGATTGATGTAGACAAATATTGTTGTGAAAACGAGTGGGACACTATATGTCAAGCAACATATAATTATTGTAAAGGAACTTGGATAGGCCCGCTACCTAAAAGATATAATAAAGAATTAATAATGATTACAGATATACTAGGTAGGCCAGTTACGGGACATAAAAGACAGTTATTATTTTACATATATAATGACGGTAGTGTAGATAAAAAATATATGAGATGAAGAAAATATTAATATTAAAAAATAATAAATGTTAGGATTAGGCGTAGGTATAAGTAAAAAAACTTCTATTGTAGGAGGGTCAGTATCACCATCTGATATAAGTGGATTAGATGTTTGGTTTAAGGTTAATACAGGTATAACAGCTGCTAGTGGTAATACGTCTGACGCAGGTAATATGCGAGACGGTGAAGATATTAATTCATGGGACGACCAATCAGGAAATGATAGGCACGCTTCTCAGACATCTTCACCAGATAGAAAACCGCACTGGGAAACTGACTCGGCTGATTTTGGAGGACTAGTATGGCCTGATGATACCGCTGATACCCATTTAAACATGGTGACAAATGTAGGGGGAGAAAATAATATTGAAGCAAATGAAGATTTTACTATTATGATAAGAGTTAAATTGACAGACTTTAGCACGGCTATGGGGTTAATAGGAAGTGCTGCAAAAGAAGTAATTAAATGGACAGACTCTACAAGAGTAGGGGTTTTTATAGGAGGAAATAACCCTATAATTGAATTTGACGAAGGAGAAGATGACCTAGCTACTGATACTTATTATATTCATACTCTTACTAGAAAAGATGGAAGTACAGGAAACTTAACGTATCATATACATGGAGGAAATTACACTGATAAGTTTTGGAATAATGATGCATCTGCTCGTCGAGATTCTGATGCTTTTACTTTAAATAATATAGGGTGTGCTGCTGACACTGCATTACCAACAGAAGGAGTATTTAAAGATGTTCTTGTTTGGAAAGGAACAGCCTTGAGTGATTCACAAAGAAGTGATATGTATACTTATATAAATGGACAAGACTATTAAATGAGAAAATTATTATTATATATATTTTTAATATTAACAACTATAGTTAATGCTCAAAATTTAAAAAATCAATTTAAATTTTCTACATTTTACGGAGCTATAAATGGAGGTACATCTGTATCTGATATAGATGTATTCTCTATAACAGAAGGATTAACTACTACTACTGTACAAACACCTTATGATTACAATGTTACATTAGGCGTAAGAAAAATAGCTAGATTTGGATATGAAAACAAAGCTAATACATTTTACGATGGAAGTGAGTCTAATTATAGTGACGCAGCTACAATAGGTAAAATAAAAGGAACGGAGTTTTTATTTGAATTAAATTATAAAAGACAAGAAGGTGTAGAGTATTTAGACCAACATCATTTTATAAGATATGTAGCAGATAACTGGAACGCTAAAATTGAATATTTAAAAGATGGATTTGCTGATGTAGAATACTTTGAAGGCTCACAAAGATATAGGTATAGTTACAACAACAATCTTTCGTTTAATATTGGAGCTGTACAAAGAATATCTGAGCCTTATGGATACGACCCTTTAGAAGAATGGAAATTAGATAACGGTAATATACACTATACATATTTAGCATTAGAAGAAGGTTACAATGTAGATGTGTATCACGAAATATATTATAATCCAGAAGGTAATATAGTTGCTTATTCTTCAGACGTTTGGGAACAAGTAGTAATACCTGAAGTATTATATGATTACACAGTAAGTAAAAGAAACAAATTAAATAGTATTTGGAACCATTCTTTAGTATTAGGATTTGATTACTATTATTACAAAAAAGATTTTTGGTTACATTCTTGGGGTAATTTAATGCCTTATCATTACGATGACGGTAACGAATATGCGTATCATAATTTTATAGGAGGACAATGGTATGATTATTCAGGTGGAGCTATATTTGGTAAAAAAATTAATAAACAAGTAGGTATTTTTGTAGAAGGAAAGTACAATAAATATTGGAATAGAGAATGGTATAATTTTAAATTAGGAATTAATTACGTAATAAGATAATGTATAACTATAAAATTTCTGTATTAAAAGTAGTTGATGGAGATACTATCGACGCTGAGATAGATTTAGGTTTTGATATTAAAGTAAAGAAAAGAGTTAGATTTATGGGGATAAACGCTCCAGAATCTAGAACTAAAGATTTAGAAGAAAAAGCAAGAGGATTAGCGGCTAAAGACAGAGTTAAACAATTATTAGAGGGATGTAAGAATATACAATTACACTCTCATGGTATAGGTAAGTTTGGTAGATGTTTAGGAGAAATATTTTTAGACATGGTAGATGGACAAGAAAAATTAACTATAGAAAGCTTAAATGAATTATTAATTAGAGAAGGACATGCAGTAGAATACCATGGAGGAAAAAGATAAAAAGTCGGAAGGTTTAGGTGATACTTTAGAGAAAGTTATTACAAGAAGTGGTATTACTAAATATGTTAAAATAATAAGTGAAGATTGTGGTTGTGATAAAAGAAGAAAAAAATTAAATAAATTATTTCCTTATAAAAAATGAGTTACCTATACGAATCTAAGGATAAAATATTAATGTCAGAATCTTCTGTATGGGGACCTGAACATCAATGGTGTGTATGCGCTGTATGGAGTGATTCTGTTAACCCAAATTATCGTAATCACACTGCTCCAGGTTGGTATGACACTAGTTTTTTATGTTCAGATGACCCTAATCAATGGTGGCCAAGAGCTTTTTCTCACCCAGGAAATCCTTTAAATCCAAATTATCCTTCTAACTATGATGCGTTTTATCATTACGCTGTTTCTCAAGTTGGACCAATTAATGTAGGGGACCAGATAGTTTTTGATACACAGGCATATAATTACGCTGGTTGTAGTCTTGGAAATGTCTATGCGGTTACAAAAATATGCTTTGTGTATAAAGGTCATTATTATATGAGCCCACAAACATATACAACTTTAGGAGCTCCTTCTAGTAATCCTGTTCCAGGATACAATATACACAGAGGACCTTGTTGTGAATCATTTCCTAACACATCTATAAAAACAAGTTGGGATTGTGTGCAAATTGGAGACCACCCAAAATTTGGATACAAGTGTGTAGAAATACAAGGTATAGGAGGACAGTATCCTACAAAAACAGATTGCATCAACTCTCCTTGTAGTCAACAAGTTCCACAAAATCCCGACCCAGGAATGCCAGGCGGAGGACCAACATTAAACCCCCCAACACCTTAAGATATGGAATTTAAAGAAGATTATTACGAATGTGGTCATCCAGACGCTCCAGGACCTAGACATATATGGGAAAGTCCTGAATTTAGTAAAAAGAATCCACCAAGTAATTTTTGGGGATTACATATATGGAGGGTTTGTAATCATTTTAAAATTACAGAATGGCCACAAAATTATAATAATACTACATGGGCAGGAAAACCATCATGTAATTTTCCTGGGGTAAACACTTACACTCCTAACACTGTAGGCCCTTTTTCTTTTTTTGGAAATCCATTTTGTACACGATATTGGACTGGAACAACGTGGGCTTATAATGTAACAAGCCCTACTCCATCTGGGTACTTACCACTTACTGATTATTATTACACAAATTATTTTTATGATTGGGCGGTGCAGAGTATAGGGCCTATAAATGTAGGGGACAAAATAGAATTTAATTGTTGTGAGCAACAAGCCCCTTGGATAGGATTGACTAATAGTGTTGGTAGTAATCATCCAACTCCTATGTGTTTGAGCAACACTATTGGAGGTTCAGGTTCAGGAAATAAACTATGTCTAGAATATGTAGGAAGACATTATATAGGAGGTCATCCTCTTATTCCTAATCCAACAGGAAATCCAACACCACAACCCTGGCCTATTCAGGTAGGACAATATTATTGGAATGGTACTTATATGACAACTAGCATGATGAGCGCTACAATATATTCAATGTTAAATTATCCAGAAGAGGAGCCTACATGTTGTAAAAGTTTTATACATGCTACATCTTGGGATTGTGTACAAATAGGAGACCATCCTAAGTTTGGATTTAAATGCGTAGAAGTATATGGAGCGTCAGGTCAATATGAAACTAAACAAGAATGTTTAAGAAGTGGTTGTGAAGGAATAAACCCAGACCCAGGTATGCCAACAACACAAACTCCACCAGGAGGATTTACTCCACTAACAGGAGGAACAATTGGAACAACCATAGAATCTGGAGGAGGAGGAGAACAGTCTCCAGGCTCTCCTACTGATGAAGAATAATAAAAATAAAAAAATTATGCCAATACTTACAACTATAAACAACATTCCTTTATTTAGTACACCAGCAGAAGCTTTAAACTATGGTAGTAGTAATGGATTAGTAGGATATCACACACATATATATAATGGTGTTACAGGATATATGGCTGGAGCAACACATGGACAAGCTGCTGGTTCAAGTCAAGGGAGTTCTACAACAAATAATATTAACACACAAGGAGGTTATTAATAAATAAAAAATTAAATTATGAGTATATTAGGAACAATATTTAGTGGAGGAGCTAAAGATTTAGTAGAAGGTGTCGGTGGAGTTATAGATAACTTACACACTTCTAAAGAAGAAAAATTAGAAGCAGAACAAAAAGTAAAAGAACTTATAGCAAACTATGAGGTTCAAATGGAAAAAGAAATCTCATCAAGATGGGCGGCTGACATGGCTAGTGATTCTTGGTTGAGTAAAAATGTTAGACCATTAGTGTTAATATTTTTAGTAATATCTACAGTTTTATTAATCTTTATTGACGCAGGAGTTATTAACTTTGTAGTTGAAGCAAAATGGACTGATTTATTACAATTAGTATTAATTACAGTGATTGGAGCGTATTTTGGTGGTAGGTCACTGGAAAAAACAAAAAAATGACAAAACTATATTATAGAGAGTTAATACATAAGGTTATGTTAGAAAAGGGTTACAAATACTTTACTAATGATAATTACGATGTAAACATTATAGGAATAAGAAATTCTGATACTAATGGAAAAGTTACAAATAAGTTTGACGATATAATGACTATATCATTTAAAGATGAAAATGGAGAGTGGCATTATTACGAATACGAATGTACAACAGACCCAGGGGATGATTGGATGGAAAATCCTTGGATTGATAAAATAGGATGTGCTGTTTTAAAACCTGGACAATACAGAGGCTCTCATAAACTTAGATTACATGGAGGTAAATATTTAGCCTTAGGACAGAAAGAACCTGTAACAGTATATAGAGATAACAATAGAAACGATAAGTATGAATTTGACGAATCAACTTGTGACACAGGTGTATTCGGGATTAATATACATAGAGCTACAGCTTTAGAAGGTAAGACTTCCACCTATGTAAACAAGTGGTCAGCAGGATGTCAAGTAATTGCATCTAATGATGACTGGATGGAATTTTTAGGAATATGTCAAGAAGCTAGAGAACATTGGGGTAATTCATTTTCATACACTCTTTTAGAGAGTAAAGATTTAATATAGTGGAAGCAGAAGATAGTATTATTTATAAAGATATATATAGAAATGCATATTTTGTTTTGACAGGAGTGTTATCAGTGGACGATTTAATAGAGTACAATGGATGTGTCTTACCATTTGAACCTTATTCTAAAAAAAGTGAAATAAAGGAAGATATATATAATGATATAATAAATCACTTTATTAAAACAGAGGAATACGAAAAATGTGGAGATATAAAAAAAATTAAAGATAGTGTATATAATAAAATAAATTCTTAACTTTGTAAAAAATAAAAAACGATGGCAAAAAATTATACTTTTGAATGTACCTTATCTATGTCCGCTAGTTCTGGGACTGGATATTCACAGTCACAAAGCGGCTCATATTCATTAAACATAACAGGTGTAGACCAAATAGCTACAGGTAGAATAGATGTTGAACATGATGGTGACTCCGAGGTAATGGCTGCTCCAGGATATGGTAGAGTAATATATGTTAAAAATTTAGATGACACTAACTTTGTTAAAATATATGACGGAGCTTCAAGTGCTGCTGACTTAATAGGTATATTAAAGCCAGGTGAGTTTTTATGTACAATTATAAGAGGAACAGCAACAACAACAGCAAAAGCAGATACAGCGACAGTAACAATTGAGTACGCTGCAGTAGAAATAGACGCTAACGCATAATAAAAATATTAAAATATGGCAACGCAATCATTATCAGTAACAGTTTCAGGAAGTTTTTCATTAACAGACTCCGAAGGAAATCAAGTATTTTCGTTCGCACCAAGCTTTACTACACTTAGTACAACAGTAGATTCAGCTTTAATATCAACTGGTGAAATATTAACTAATGGTACTTCAGACACTACAATTAATTTAGCGAGTCATAATAAAGACCATATATATACATTTATTAAAAATGTAGACACAGATTATCCTGTTGCGGTAAAACCAGATGGTGATGTTATTGCAGACCTTAACCCAGGTGAATGTTTCTTTTCTCCAGTTCATATAGATGGAGCGGGTGATGCCTCTGCAAATTTAGATATAGACGCTACAACAGCAGCTCAAAAAGTACAATACTTACTTTGTGATGGTCCTGATACAGGAATAGCTTCTGACGACTAATAGACACTATGCCCTTAATTAAAGACAAGGACAGGTATAAAAAGTTATCAGCTAGAGATAGAGGAAGAGGTCGTGTAACAGAAGATTCTAATCTACCTAATAAATCAATAAACACTTCTCAAAGAGAAAAACAAAATTTCACTGAAGAAAGAAAATTAAAAGAAAGTAAATCTTCAGGTAATTTTAATTCTGTAAAATCAATATATGTACCAGCAAATACACTCACAAATATTTTTACATTGTCGAAAGGGCAAACTTTAAAAAAGTTTTTAATTGCAAATACAGAATCCGCTCTTTTGTTTGATTTACACTGGAGTAATCTTGAGCAGAAAAATTTGTCATTTACAGAAGGAACTGGCACTTTTTATGAAAATAACGAAATACAAAATACCACAAGGTTGTTTAGAAGAAATCTTTCGGCTTACGATTCTTTTGCGGGAGCTAATGATACTAACACAATAGCCAAAGTAAGTGAAACATTTGATATAGAAGATTTATTTAATAATGTAGATAGAAATATATATTTTTATTATCTTGCTAACAATGTAAGTTGGATTACATACCTAATTACTGATTAGTTAATAACTCTGTTCATAAGTTATTTTTAAGTGTTTAATTTTCAATGAATTATATAATAATTTTATAGACATATTAAATAACACAAAATAATTATGTCTTTAGTTGATAAAATAAAAAAATATCTTTTAGAAAACCCTCACTTATTACGAAGTAAATACTCAGATACTGCAAAGAAATTTGGAACTAATTACGAACAAATTAGATTAGTAGCCAGAAGACTAAGAGCTTTAAATCCAGATAACGAACCAAAAGAAAAAGAAGTTTTAAATTTTCAAGAAACAGACAAAGAAGCTATTGTTACAGCAGAAAATTGTACAAGAGTAAAGTCTTTAGATGACTTACTTAAGCAATGTGATGTAGATTTAAATAAGTGGTTTGTAGAGAAGTACGACATAGGAACCTATGAGGTTACAGGTTTTGACAAAGAGCGTAACCCTATTACAATTACTATGTATAGAACTAAAGCTTGGTTAAAACCAATTGCTCAAGAATTTAACATAGAGGTTGTTAAAAAGCAGCTTAAAAAAGACTTGTCTAATTTATCTCCTGTTGTTCAAAAGAAAAAAAGAGAACGTAACGATAAGAAGGACAAACACCTTTTAGAAATATCAGCATTTGATTTACATTTAGGGAAAATTGGTATCAAGGGTGATAAGTACAGCTTGAAGATTGCGGAGAATAGATTGTTTGACGCTATAGAGCATTTACTATACAGAGCTCAAGGATATTATGTTGATAAAATATTATTTATAGCAGGACACGATTTTTTAAATTCAGATGGTGATTGGCCAATACCTAGTACAACTAAAGGCACTCCTCAATTTAATTCTGATTACCATATAGATATATATAGAGCGGGTAGAAAACTTTTAATTAAAGCGATTAACTATTTAACCGAAGTAGCTCCTGTACATGTAATGGTTATTCCTGGTAATCATGACAGAGAATCTATGATGCATTTAGGAGATACACTAGAATTATATTATGAAAATCATGAAGATGTAAAGGTAGATAACAACGATTGTCTTATGAAAATGTTAGTATATGGTAAGAATATGGTTGTATCTGACCATGGTGATGGATGTAAGGTTAATGATTTACCTGGTATCATATCACAAAGATATAAAAATGCGTGGAGTGATGTAGACTACGTTGAAGTACATAGAGGTCATCTACATACAAACAAGTCTACAAAACTACAAGCAATTGAAGAATTACAAGGTATCACTATTCGTAATCTTTCATCTATGTCTGCCACTGATTATTGGCATGATAGTAAGGGTTATATTGGAAACATTAAAAAAGCCCAAGCTTTCCTATTTCACAGAAAGAATGGACTTCAAGGTATATTAAATTACAACGTAGAGTTAAGTTAACTTCTCTGCAGTTCTTTAATATATTTATCTATAGTTTTCATACATTTTTCAAGATGTCTTAAATATTTTTTATAATATCTAATTTGGTCTTGTTTCCTATAATTAGGTGGGACTAATTTACTATGTCTTCTCATTTTTCTTTTTCTATTAAGTATTCTAAAAGTTGTAACGGGGTGTATATAGTTAGCCCGTTATTATAACTTTTATAAATACTTGTAAAATTATTGGTTTCTTCATCAAATGTCCAAAGTGTTTTCACTCCTTTTTCTATTTGTTTTCTAAGTATTAGTTTGATGTTTTTGTAATTACTCATAAGCTCCTGTTATTTTATTTCTAATTTGTTCGTTTCTTTTTACTTGAGTATATCCTTTAATTTTTCTTTTAAAACCTGTTCTAGCGTGAATCTTTAAATCTACAACACGTGCATCACATTCTAAAGGTTTTTTAGGATTTATTTTGTTAATATCTCTTTTATAAACATTGTAGTTTAGTAGAGGGTATGTATCATCATACTCCCTACCAAACACAACATTTATAAGCTCCACTGTTTCTGTTTTAGTTCTATTACGATAAGGTCTTTCATATTCATAAGTGATATCGCAATAAACTATTTCTCCTGGTTCTATATTATCCATTAGTAATTCATTATTAATAATTCTTCTCCTTTGTTTTGTTTCTTTCCTTTCTGAGCTCCAGCTGCTTTTGTAAACTCTTTACTCACCCATCGGAAATCTTTTCTTGGATACATTTCTTCTAATTCATCAAAATAGTAATAAGACAATGCAAATTTACCATTTATTTCATTTAACAACACAGACAACATATCGTGGTCACATGAATCAAAATTATGATTAGAATAATAGTTTTCAGTTTTCCAATAAGGAGGGTCTAAATAAAAGAAAGCATTTGGTCCATCGTATTTCATAATACAATCTATATAATCTAAATTTTCACATTTAGTAATTTTAGTCAAACGATTAACCGTATCAAAGTTAAGCAATCTGTCACGAAAAGAATCAAATTTTGATTTATATTTACCTTTTAAATCTACATATTTAGATTCCATTATTTTACTACCACTGAATACTTGTGTAGATATATAAGCGTATTTCATTGCTAAATCCATTGAATAATCTGGAAAACCTAAATCACATGTATTATTAATTTCTTTTTGATATTTATAAAATAATTCTTCGTTTTGTGATTCAATTCCAGAGTCTTCTATATGTCTGTAAAAAAGATACGGCTCTGTACAACATTGTATAAGGTTTACCATAAACCTATTTTTATCGTTATAGACGACTTCTTTTAGTTTTGGACCCTCATGTATATCTCCCTTAATATAAACCCAGAAAGCTCCTCCAAACACCTCTACGTAGGTTTCTATGTTTTTTGGTATGTACTCACATATCCATTTAGCCATTCGGCTTTTACCTCCTATATAACTTATCATATTAAAATATATATCTTATTTTATTCCATGGAATAATTCTATCATGTAGTTCAACAAAGTCTTTTATATATTGGTACTTTAACTTACGATTGTACCTTCTATTTACTCCTCCGTATTGTGATATCTTATCCTCTTGTATACTTGGTACCCATAAATCTATTTCAGACTTAGGATTATCTTCCAAGTTGTATTTATGTCTTTCAAAGTTGTGTGTAAGAAATATACACTCTGCTAAAACATTGTTTTTATTATCTACATAGTCATTCATCATACTAAATAAACATTTGTAGTCTTCTAACCATCCGTTATAAACTATAATAGGACTAAAGTTCACATGAACATCATATCCAGATTGTATAAAAGAATCTATAGCTTTTATTCTATCTATAATTTTTGACGTATTAGGTTCGTGTATATCCGCTTTGTGTTGTGGCATTAAGCTAAAACGTATACGTATTTTACCTTCAGGATTAAATCTAATTAAATCTGGATTAACATATTTAGTAGCAAAACTACCCATAGCTTTAGGGTGGTCTCTAAAGAATTTAAATATTTTTTCCCATTCGTGATACTTCGCGTGTAAAGCAAAATCTTCGTTACAACTTATATCATATGTTGTGTACTCACTATGTGTTTGATTAGGTTTGTAAGTATCATCAAAAGTTATGTGATTATTTATAGCTGTTAGTATAGCTTCTGTATTTTTTGCTACACTAAGTCCATATGGTTTATTACGTTTCATATAACAATAAGAACAGTTATATAAACAACCATGACCAAAGCTAGGAGATATAAAATCTGTGCTCCTACCTGATGGTCTTATGGTAAATGTTTTTCTATTTACTTTTTTTATTGTATTTAACATTTTTATCTCTTTCTTTTGTCCATTTCTTCTAATCTTTTTTTCATTTTATTTCTTTTAATATTATAAAAGATTGACCTCTCAATTTGAGTTATTATATACATTAATGATATTATTCCAACTGCAAAAGTTATTATTACTAGCATTATTTTTTTCTTTTAATTTTTTCTAATTCAAATTCTAAATGAGCTATCGCTTTAGTTATATCTTCTACAGGACTTTCGTGTTTATGGTAAGCTCTCAGTAGATATGTTACAGCTGTGGCTAAATGATATGGTAATTCAAAGTTATCACATACTCTTCTAGCTTCATAACCTTCTTTACCTTTATAGTATTCAGGTATTCTTTCATCATCTAATGTTGTTGTAGGATAGTATCCATTCCTACCATAATCATAGTAATGTTTGTTGTGTTTTTTATCTTCCTTGGCCACGATATTTCTTTTTAAATTTAGTTTGACTTCTACTTGCGTTCTTGGAGTGAACTCCAGGTCTTTTCTTATTTCTT